ATGAAAAATAGAAATTTAAATATACTCCCAGAAAAAGCTAAAAATGATATGATTGGTGTAGTAGAACTTTTAGCGGATACTACAAGCGATATGCTATCAAATGTTGATTTTGATAAAGGGAATTTTCATGTGGCAATATATATCAATGACGATTTAAAAAAGCAAAAAGAAATATATCATTTCTCCATTGAATATGGTACATTTGAACTTTCTTTTTATGGCGAAGGAAATGTTAAGAACGGGAAAATTGAATTAATTACTATTGATTGTAATGCATCATATAATGGCATAAATTATTCCTTTTTAATTGAATCAAATACAAGTAATCACATTAATTTTTTGCAAAATTTTTCTGATAATATTAATCAATTTCACACCACGCAAATTTTTCTGCAAGATTATCAACGTATTTTCCGTAAGAATCCATTATCCTATATAAAAGATCTAGTAGATACAAATTTATTTGAATGGAATATAACCGAAAATATTAATAATGAAGAACCAGACAATTTAGAATTGATAAAATATACAGGAACATTTGGAGAAGAATTTTTTGAACTTGGCTATCAACAAAATGAAAAGGAATTTTATAACTCCTATATAAATATTTGTGTAGGAGAACATATGGAAATTCATATAAATCAAATACCAGATGAAAAAATAATGAATTTGATTTATCCGTGCCAGAAAAATGTCATTACTGTAGAAGATATCGTAGTAAGAACAAGTCAATCTTTTATAACGCACCACCAACATAATTTAGAATTTGTTCATGCACATATTTGTATGCATAAAGAATTTAAAATGTTTGAAGTTCTGACAGATGCTTACTATTGTAAAGAATGTGATAGATATTTTATGCTAGAACGAGATTTTATCAAGCTATCTCATTTAGGTGCATTTGGATGTCGTGTTATAACAGAAAGCACTTATCTTTCTGCTTCTAAAACAAATAACTACGCATCATGGAATGAACAATCAGTTTTGCGTGCCTACGGATATACCGTTAACAAAACTGACAATTTAAGTCCTGCTCAACGGCAAAGTATTCTAATGTTTATTTATAAAAATAGCATTATGCAGTTGGAAAGAATGATTAGTCTTATCGAGTGGTTTATGGATCGGCACAGAGGCACTGATTGTATAGATGCACGGAGAAAATGGCAAGAAGATATTGATTTCCTAAAAGAGCAAAGGGGTAAATTGGGTACATATCGAGATATTATGGTGCGAAACATTTATATCAAACAACGCCACTATAATGACGATTAATTTTTTTACAAAAATAGAGCCTGTGAAAAAATCTCTGTAAAATCATAACTGGCAAGGCCTTCTATGATAGAATAAAACTATTATAGGAGGCCTTTACTTATGGCAAAAAGAAAAAGAATGTCCGAGGGTAAGAAAAACATCATTGCAGCACTCCTGCAGGAATACGATATCCAGTCAGCAGAGGATATCCAGGACGCCCTCAAAGATCTGCTGGGTGACACCATCAAAGAAATGATGGAAGCTGAAATGGACGATCATCTGGGTTATGAATCCTATGAACGTTCCGACAACCCAAACTCCAGAAATGGGTATAAACAAAAACAAATCCGTAGCAAGTATGGAGAAACAACACTTAGTGTTCCACAAGATCGTGACAGCACATTTGAACCTAAAATTGTAAAGAAGCGTCAGAAAGATATTTCTGCGATCGATGACAAGATTATCTCTATGTACGCCAAAGGCATGACTACAAGGCAGATTTCTGAGGTAATCGAAGATATTTATGGTTTTGAAGTCAGTGAAGGTATGGTATCTGATATCACCGATAGACTTCTTCCTGAAATTGAAGAGTGGCAGAACCGTCCTCTTTCCGAAGTGTATCCTATACTCTTTATTGATGCTGTACATTTCTCTGTGAAAGACAACAATGTTATCCGAAAGCTGGCTGCATATGTGATCCTGGGTATCAATCATGAAGGTAAAAAAGAAGTGTTGACCATCCAGGTCGGTGAAAACGAAAGCAGCAAATATTGGCTAACAGTGTTGAATGAACTGAAAAACAGAGGCGTCAGAGACATCCTGATTCTCTGTGCTGATGGTCTTACCGGGATCAAAGAAGCAATCAATGCAGCCTTCCCCAAAACTGAGTACCAGAGATGTATTGTACATCAGGTGAGAAACACGCTGAAGTATGTACCTGAAAAAGACAGAAAAGCATTCGCTGCAGACCTTAAAAGCATTTATCAGGCTCCCACTGAGGAACAGGGCCGAGCGAATATAGAAGCCGTAACGGAGAAATGGCAGGGGAAATATCCCAATGCTATGAAGAGCTGGTCTTCCAACTGGGATGCCATCTGCCCAATTTTCAAGTTCTCTGCTGAAGTCCGCAAGGTCATTTATACGACCAATGCGATCGAAAGCCTGAATAGTACCTATCGCCGATTGAATGCCCAGAGAAGCGTATTTCCCAGCCCAACGTCTTTGATGAAGGCTCTGTATCTGGCAACCTTTGAAGCATCGAAAAAATGGACGGTGACCCTCCGAAACTGGGGTCGTGTCTACGGTGAACTGAGCATTATGTACGAAGGCAGACTGCCCGAATAATAGAAAACAGGCATGTCAGAAGTCCTGAAAAATCAGGATTTTCTTGACATGCCCGCATTTAGTCATTATATTGTCTGTAAGGTTGGATAGTTGAAAAATCAGCTGTTCAGCCATCAAATCCTATCATAGAAAGCCTATTTACAGAAAATTTTTCACACCCTCCAAAAATAATAATTTCAAAAAAAATAGGGGATAAACCCCTATTTAAATTTATACTTGAGCAGTATATGTTGTTGTATACTTAAAATTCCCATCAATCTCTGATTCAATTATAGACCAACTGGATGTAAATATATCATCAATATTTATTTTGATACTCCATTCTGTTTCAGAAATTTCAGACATAACGATTTTATAATTATGACGATTATATTCGTATGTTGTTGTAAACTCTGTAAAATCAGAGTTGCAAATTGTTTCAGAATTATATTGATTTAATAACATAGCACAATCTGTAATATTAGATAATTCTTTAGATAAATCTTCACGCACAGCATCTATAATTTCTTGCATATTCATCTGATTAATAGGAACCCATTCACGATTAATAAAACGATATATTGTATTTGTCTGAATAACATAATAAAATTTTCCAGATACAGGAGCAAGCAAAGTGGTGCGATCGTCTTCTGTTTCTAAATCAATCCAGTCGGTAATTGCTATTCTGCCAAATTCATCCATATCTATATATAATTTGGAAGTATCTTTTGTAACAATAAGTTGACCGCCAACAACATTTAACGAACTCAATTTTGATGATATAGTATCGAATAGGCGTAAATCCATTCAATTACCTCCTTATTTTTCGATTTACCAACCAGTCCAGCTAATTAATCCGTCTGCATATGTTTTAGCATTTTGTTCCGCAGTATTTGCTTTTTGAGTTGCATCTTCAGCAGCAGCTTGTTTTGCAGCTTGTCCAACTGAATCTGCATATGTTTTTACAGCCGCTTCAGTTGCAATTGTATTTTCATTTGGAGCACTTGCTAATGTTGAGCCACCAATTGTTTTTCCAGATGCCTGCATGTTACCATCTGCACCAGCAGTTAGGATTTCATTGTCATGCCCAGCCCCAACTTTATCTGATTTATTGCTTATATCTGTTTTTGGAACATAAATACCACCGTTTTCGATATCAATTACTGCGGTATTTCCTTCTTTATTAGATACTTTAACATTAACTGATATTTTTTTATCTGGGCTAACAGTTACAGATGCAGAATTAGTTTCTTTACCTGTGTAAATATCAATCAAACCAGCAACTGGGATCTTGATTAATTTTTCTGTATCTTCATAAGATTTATCTTCTGCAATAGTTAACCAAATTTCATTAGAATCTTCTACATATTTACCAGCAGTTACTACTAAATCCTTTGATAAATCAATAACCAAACTTTCTCCACCAACAATAGGCAATGTTAATTGCATGGTTTCTTGTTGCCATTGTGGATTCAGAACCATATTTGTTAATGGAACAGTGCTTTTTTCAGAACCTTTAGAGATAGATAAATTACCATCTCCCGTAGCTGTAATTTCGGTTACAAAAACACCACTACCACCAGAAATATCAGCTATTTTTTTTGTCACAAAATCAGAAACTGCTTTTGCTGTTGGCAGTAAATTATCATTAGGACTATCTGAAATAGTTGTTGTGAAGCCTTTAGCGATAACAACAGGTGTTTCTTTATCATAGAATTTACATTCTAATGTACTTCTATTAATATATACAACACCAGATTCTGGTGATTCTGGATCAGCATCAACTAATTCAATACGACCGCCATATAATTTTTCTTTTACATAGATATAATTTTTGTCTTGAATGAAATACATTGTATCTGTATCTTTTACTTCAAGTGCTTGCTAATCTGAAAAATTAATACCATGTAATTTCAATAATGCCATAAAAATCACTCCTTATAAATTTAATATTTAAGATTCCCAAATTACTTCTTCTGGTAAAACAACTTCTGAAAGAACATTATCCCCTGATTGTAACAATACCTTGGTTTTACTGTCATCTAATTTTATCTGATCTGCTTTTGATGTTTTTAATTGTTCAACCTCATTTTGTAATTGTTCAACAGCTTCTTCTAAATCTTCTGGCGGAGAAGGAGGTTCAATTTCAACATAGGTATCACCAATAGAAACCTTCAAAATATTTGTCTTAGCAACGATTTGTTTTGATTCGTCAGTTAAAATAAACCACAGTTTAACTATACCAGATTCATTTGTCATTTCTTCTGTGATAACATAATTAACCACAAGATGGTCTTTATAATTTTCTGGTTCAAATTGGACTTTCTTTGTAAAACCACTTACATTATCTGGTAAAATAACCTGTAAAACTGGATTTAAACCAGACTATTCTAATGGGAATAAAAATTTTATATTCATAAAATTCTGTTCTTTTTTTAAAATATTAATACGTTTGGTGATAATCAAATCTTTACTATCAGTAACAAGAATAATGCACTCCATTTTATCACCTCATATTATTTCTTTTTTTCGGCATGTCGTTCCATGATTACCATAACACGTACCATATCTTCTGTTAAATTAATATTATTTTTATCAGCAATAGATTTTTCATCAATTAGCTCTTGTACAAGTTCTTGACCATAATCTGGAACATCTTTAACAGTTTTATATCTTTCAACCATATCTTCATCGCTCCCTTCATTTTGACTGGCATTCTAAGTAAATACACTCTCAACTAATAACCAATGGGTAAATTTATTGTATGATAGCGGAACTTCTCTAACGCCATACGCAGAGCCATCAGCTGCAATCTAATATGGAATATTATTTTTTTTGCCAACATAAATTCCAATATGTCCCTGCATCCACACTAAAGCACCCACAGGAGCCTCAGAAATGGTCGAAATAGGCTTTTTTACATTTGCCTTATTCATCCATTGGGTAGAACCTAACATGACCCCACAAGCCCAAGAAATAAGCCCAGAACAATCCACACATACTTTGCCAATTTTTTTGGAATCACTATCCCAAACCAAATCCCCATATGTTTTTTTAAGCCAGTCATATTTTGCTTTTGACATAACTTCGCCTTTCATACCATAAACATATGGTGTATTGATTTTGGATCTTGCGAAGGCTACTAGTTGTAAACCTGTCATTTTTGCCATATATATCACCTCCTTTACTGGTGTTGAATTTCAGCATCTGACCATTCTTTTGCATCAGTGTTTTCAATTTCAACACGTAAATTTGTAACAGCGGCTTTAATGAACATTTTTAATTCATCTTCATTAAAGTTGATACCTTTTTTATTCAGAATTTTTATAGCTTCATCCCATGCGTAAGCGGCTTTATCTTCTATTTCTCCTGTAATACCCAGTTCATTTGCAGCTTTGACAACCTGTTCTACAATTTGCAGAATGTTTTTTAAGTTTTGATCTTGTTTCTTTGCATTGAGCCAAGGAATAATATATTTTGATGCAAGTATAAAAACAATAGAAATGATAATTTCTAAAACAACAGTAATATCAATTGTATTTTCCATAATATACCTCCTTAATTATCAAGTGGTTCAATTCTGTTATATTCGAAATCTTCACCTGATTCTTTTTTTAATTCCAATATTTTTTTGTTCAATTCAAACTCTAAATAAACGAGATCTTTTTGTTTTGCTCTCCACATATACGCACCAATTACAATAGTTAACAAGCCAACAATCCCAGTACCAATATATGCGATAGGGGAGAGGTCTCCTAGTCTGTGCATCTCGTAACATATAAATAATAAAAATACTGTAGAAAGTATCAGAGTATATGTCACAACAATTTTTGAAAATTCCTTTTTTTGCTTTGTTTTTTTAGAATTTTGTGATACTCGTTTTGTTTTTTTATTATTTCTCATGTACATCACCTTCAAACTCAGTTATTTCTTCCCATAAACACATTTCTGGTACAACAACAGAATGTACAAAAGAGTTTTTACCACCAGCAGCCTCGTATTCTTCAATTAAATCTAATAATGCTTCCTTTTCCATATAGTTCCAAGTTTTTTTTGCATGGTAATATCTATATGCACGAGAAATTTTATCTTTCATTTCAGCACGAGTACGCTTGTCTGTTTTTTCTTTTGTTTCTTGTAATTGCTTTTGGTTTTCTAAAAATCGCATATCTGTGTCATACTTCATTTTATCAAGTTTATCATTGATTTCTTGAATAGCTTTCGTTAGCTGTTCTTGAATTCTTAAAGACTGGTTACGATCATTAATTCTATTTTGGCAATACTCGTCAGTTGTTTGCTTGGTCTGTAAAATCAAATCATATAATTCCTCTTTTTTTTTCTTTCGATTATAAAAATCATCCCATATTTTTTTTAAAACTTGATTTTTATCCAATACCCAACTAATAATAAAAAATAAAATCATAAAACAAATAAGGACTGTGGAAAAATCCACAGTCCCAAGTTTTTCAATAAAATAGTCAGACAGTTTCATCCGTTCACCTCAACTTCAGTTATCAGACTTATTCAGCCAATTTAAAAGAAGCTGGAACTTGATGTGGTGCCCACTGTAAACTCGTAATTGGATTGGCATAACAAATATATACTTTACCATCTTCCCAATCACGTGCTTTCATGCCAATATCAACATCCATATTTACAATTCCAGGAAACACACCATTTGTATCAGGGATAGGGCGAACAGCATAATTGTTTGTTGCTTTGTCTGGAGCATAAACATCAATTTTTTGTATGTCCGTTCTAGCCTGATAGCTGACTCCTTTCTATAACCATAAACTTTTTGCTTTAGCTGTTTGTTCATCAGGTTCCCATGGTTTCCAATTTTCTGCAAAGATACCAGCATTTGCAGGTACATCATTTCCAGAAGTTGCAATAGATTCTGTCATATCTGCCCCTGCGTCTTTTAATGTTCTGATATTTTGGACAACAATATCTTTATTTTTTAAAATTTCACTCATTCAATCCCAACCTCCTTTGTACAGGCTGTGTAGAATTCACTTAATTCTTCTTTTTCTGTGTCTGGTTGAGTAGAACCGCCAGAAATTATTTCTTGTTTTTCTTCTTCAGTAATTTGGCTTTTTTGTACCATCGTGGTCAAATCTTCTTCAGTAATTTGGCTATTTTGATACATATTTTGATAACATTTAATTAATAATTCCGAGCCTGTTTTCATGATAATATACCTCTTTTCTATAATTCAACCATCATTAAATCTGCTCCTTCTTGACGGATTTCATCTTGGGAAACATCTAATTTATTTAGAATAATATCATATGACGACATTTCATCAGGTGTTTTACTGTTTTCTTGTAATGAACATTCCTCATATTTTAGCTCTCCATTTTCAATGCCTGTTAATAAATAATATATATTATCTTTTTTGATAATATAATCTGGCATATATTCAGATGCAATATAATCATTACCACCAAGAATTGTTTCGTCAGTTGTAACACGTCCATCATTTAAAATATAATACAAAATTATCACTCCTTATGGTATCCAATAATATTTTTTATAACATGATCATTCTTTGTAAATTTTATAATAGCATGTGTTTTTAAATCAAAAACATATAAATTATTATCATCATATGTAAACATGGAGTTGAAGCTACAAGTAGATGGTCTCAATATTGTAGATGTCGCATAAACCACTTTCGATGTTATTTCGTCTGTTATTACAATGCGACCTGATAAATATTCTGTTGATCTATCTCCACCACCAAATTTTCCATTTTCCTGAAACCAAAATAACTTATCCACATCTCCACAAATCAATTCACCAACTCTGTGGTGGTTCGGTTTTAATTTTGTGTAATCAAAATTTGGAACATTAGATTTATCAGTAATATAATAATTTGTATATACATATTTATCAGTTACAGCAAAATATGTTCCACCAGACAAGCTATTTGATCCAATAGTTAGATTTGTTTTATTAACTGCATAATAATCACCACTAGATGTAAACACATAAACGTATGAATTATCTTCAAAAGATCGCCCATCTTGGTCTCTATCAATAGTCGCAGATGTGGCAACAACAGACATATCAGATTTTTTAATTTTTTTAATTAGAGCAGAACTATTAGAATTTGTATTGCTTATAACAACATATAAATATGTATTATCTTTTGTCAAAATTGTAAACACATCACCAGCGTAAATATTTGCCGATGTAGTTACAATATTCAATGTATTTCTATCAATTTTTGTTATTTTCCATTGGTCAGACGTGATTTCCTATGCTGCATATAAATAATTTTGATCATTATTTAAACTGACAATGCCATTAGACATAGGTTTGATATTTACTAACACATCAGACCTACTAATCTCTCTTAAATCATTTTTATCTAATTTAACTAAAATATGATTAGAATCAAAATAATATACATAATCTTTGTCAACACATAAATTAATATTATACTATGTTGTATCTGGTGGCGAAACGATATTACTAATTGCTGTTATAGTTGTATTATAAGAATCATTCTACATTTCTGCACCATATGAGTTACCATCATTTGCATACAAAGATCCTGATTGCTTGATCTCCCCAAATAATGTGCCATCTCCTGGAGTTGCGTCATCAGAGCCAATTTTTGTATTAATTTCTTGTGTTTTTATTAAAATATTTTTCACTTTGTTTAATATAGGCATATCTAAATTAATCATTTATTCAATCACTCCTTTATTACTTCTGGTGTATTTGTTATTGTTAAACTATTATCATCCAATACTGTTGTATTTTTTAAATGATATAATAAATCTAACCCAGATTCATCATAAATAAATAATTCTTCTATAACAGTATTTAATGTGTCTAAAGAGTCTATTATTATATTTTTGGCAATAATAATTTCAGAATTTTTTATCTTTGCAACTCCAGTATATACATTATTTTCTTCTGTAATAATTGTAACAACATCGTCTCTATTAAAATAATTCTGATATAAATTTTCCTGTAATGACTTACCAGATACGCTAAAAACATAATTTGCTTGTGTTTCTGGGTATAAAATATTATATTCTTGATTATTTGGGGTTTTTAATATTACATGCCCGTCATCTTGTATATGTACCCATAATCCAAAACTTTCTAAATGATCATTTGGTGTATTAGAAACAAATGTTTGTATAGATATATGAATTTCTTCCCAATATGTAGAATTTTCGGAATCTGGTAATTGTCCAGTATTATTTTGTAATGCATAATATAATTTTCCATTGTAGGACACTAAATCATTTTTAAAATATTCTATTGATTCTAAATAATTACCTCGTGGAGTTAACCCAGTTCCAGACTCACCGTCTTTACCATCTTGCCCGTCTAATCCTTTTTCGCCCTGGATTGTCATCTGTAAATACTAAGTAATATCTGTTGGTAATGTACCAACTGGTATAAAATCTGCATAAGCTAAAAAATATTGCCCAACATAATTAACATTGTATGTTACCACATCAAACTTATTAATTTTATTTTTCCCTGAGCCGTCTGTACCCATTTCAGAATTCCATTCACCTTTAATTTCACCAATTCTAAAAATTTTTTCTTGCACATTATCAAAGAAAAAACTTTGTACAGCTAAAATATCATGATGCATAGAGAGTAATTTATCTGCATTTATAATACAATCTTGTAATTCTGGGTGTTGTGCTAAGACACTAATAGCTGAAACAATATCTCCTGTATTTAAAAAACCGTAATACTGATTTATTAATGGAATTTCATCTATAGACGGATCTCTCTATATTTTTTGTGTAGAAACTGTTTCAGGGAATTTTGTATGAGTATATTGAGGGTATAAATCACTCAATGTAAACACTCCTTTCTTTTTTATTCTTCTACTTCAAAGTTATATAATGGTTCAAACTCAACAATATCCATTGTCATAATGCCGCTGGATATAGAGGTTTCTAAACCAACAATAACCCAATCTCGAGTAATATTGTCAGATTTTAATGTATATCTTATTTTTTCATTTCCTTGTATCCAAGGGATATAAATAGATTCCAAAGATGTGGTATATACAACTTTTGCTGATTTCCATGTTTCATATTCTGCACGAGTTATACAATCATCAATAGCCTGAATATCATCATACTCACCGCCAGCATATGTCTTCAGTCTTTCACCGATTCTTTCAATAGCGAAAGGGGAGTCAGGTATAATTGTATATGTAATATCATCACATCCATGTTTTTCCTTGTCTTGTTTTTTTTCTTCTTCTGTAGGAGAAGTATTTCTTAATTTGTTTACTGCAAAAATTTGCCATTGACCAAGAACATACATAGAATTTCTTCTGTATCTAAAAACAAAAGATGCGTCTGCAATAAAAAAATCTTTTTTAATATTTTCTTCTAAACTATCTGTAATTGGTAATGTTACAACCAGCTTATCATCATTCTATATTGCTAATTTAGGAGCATCTTTTGTATTTGTTGTAGGAATTTTACATGCAAATTTTGTACTTGTTGGCAAACTACCATCTTCATTAACTGCAACGCCAGTAAACTTACAGGTATACGTATTTTGATTTGCATCATATGTTACATCTTCAGTAAAATAATCTGTATCTAAACATTTTCCCCACACCTTTGACGTATTACGTATATCTTTTAATTCGCCATTGTCAGCTTCTGATATAATTATTTTTTTTAAAATACTATCATCTAAAACAACAGGGTCTGTATCTTTTGTAGCTATTTTTTTGCAAACAAATGTACCATCAATATCAAAGAACATTTCATATCCAGGATATAAATCTCTTAATTTTGTAAGAATATCCCAAACTGTATCAGTTGCACCAAATTCTAAATCATAAGGAATTAATTTTGGCATATCCTCGACATAATACTTTGTAAATTCTGATAAATCAGTCAATGTTTCAATAATAGCATCACGGATTGTATGTTCATCCTTTTGATAAATTATTGTTTCTAATCCTTCTAAACTACCACCAACATCTCCATTAAGTTTGCACACTAAATCTGAAAAGTTGATGTTAATAACACGAGTAGAAGAAATGGATTGCGTAATATTATAATCAGTAATTACAAAAATACCTTTATCATACCACATAATGTCATTTATAATAGGAGCACTGTAACCAATATAAACACGGACAAATTGATTAATCCATAATTGTTTATCTTCTCCGATATTAAATGATTCTGATGTAATAGCAAGAGATATAGTCAATGTGTTACGGATATCAGAATCAACATCCATAGATATACTTCCAGAAATAAATTGACCACGCATTTCACTAATAATTTTGTATGATTCATTTAGCAAAACTATTTTTACATGAATAGATTTTTCGTTAAAATGCAATAATCTAATATCAGTTTGAGTAGGGTAATAAGCCATTACACCTTCACCTCCAGATATTCTGCAAAACCATGATCATACAAATCTTCATTATTTTCGACATCGCCACATTCGATTGCGGTGAATGTAGTAGACACAGCATACGGGTTGCCATCTATAGTTTCTGAAATTTGGTCTATAATATTAGCCAAATAGATTTGCCCATCAAACATTTTTACTATTTTTGCTTTATGGTTATTCAAGAAATCTCTGACTTCTTTACGTAATTTATATCCTTGTGTAACATCAAATTGGCAAGTATCTCTGTTTAAATCTAAGAATATTCCTGAAACCTGTATTTTGTCATAATTAATATCTGATGTGTAGAAGATATATGGGTATTTAGAATCCATCGTCTCAACAACAGAGGAGGGAATTGTTCTTGTTAATGAGTCTCTTGAATAATTTAAAATAATATGATACCCATATGTGTAATCCATAACAAATGCACCATCGAACCAAACATCCACATCAATGGAATTATATGTTCCTTCTACACCATTTACAATTGGCACAGCAGCATATTCATATGTTGTCATTGATGCTGCCGTTAAATCATTATATGCAAAATTGAAATCTTCTTCTTTCGTGATATCAATACGATGAATGGTTGTCCATTTGTATTCATCTTTTTTTCTTTTTTTTATCAAAATAGCAGAAACAGAATTCAATGTAAAATCAATGTTGCCTGCTAACAAATTATTTTTGAATTGTGCATGTAATATTGTAGAATAATCCCATGGGTAAATTGAATTAGAATATGGTTTATTAATATCAACGTCAATATATAAGTCATCATATGTACCATTAATTAATTCCACATAGTCGCACTTATTTTCGGAGGACTGTGTTTGATCTAATGAATATTTATTTGCACAAAAAGAAATGCCTAAAAATAACATTATGCATCACCTCCAAGTTTTTCTATTTTTAGTGTATATGTGTTTCTACTTCTTTTAATCTAAATCATGATTTGGTCTGATGGTAATACATTTGGTATACGATTACTTGCTTGAATGTATCTTAAATTTGTAACACTATTTTTTTCTGTTACTATAAGCTCTGTGTAATATTGCTTTGTTTTTGTTGTATCAAAAAAACCATAGTTCCATGTAATTTCAATTAATGAATTTCCTATGTCAAATGTAACGATTTTACTAAAATCTGGAATATTTTCTGCGATAATTTGAGAAAAGAAATCTTTGAAAGAAAAACCTTTGTCAAAATAAACTTTTTCGCCAAGCCCAATAACTACTTTTTCATCTTCAATAAATTGTATATCCTTTGGGTCAGAAGAACCTTCAATTGAAATAAAATTTGATGTAAGACGCACAACACCTTCTTCTGGAACGTTGTCGGCACGAAATGTCAAGAAAACATCCGGCTTAATGTATTTAACGGCAAAACGAATTTTTTCTGTTTTTATTTCCATTCCATTTACAGTCGACCCAGTAGCTTGAATATAATATGTTGTATCATCTGATAAGTTTGGAATAGTTATAATAATATCTCCATTTGGATATTTAACTCCAGAATCAAAAACAATAGATGTTGAGTTATCAGCATATAGTAATACTCGATATGCGTTCAATTCTTCACCATTTTCTTGTTGATATTCTAATTCTGCATCGATAGAAGAATTTTTAATTAACATATCATTTTGAATATTACTGAAATAAAAAGTAGGGGTTTTAATACATAATAAAATAACAATATTGCTGAAAGGGCTTTCATTGCCATCTCTATCAAAAACACTAACTTGATAATTCTACCATTTACCATTAGTTAATGTGTTTGCTGGGATTTTAATAATTGTATTCATTGCATCTGTTTTTTGATCATACACAACAATATTTGTTTCATTGTCTTTTACAATAACTCTATGTGCAAAAATCTGATTTCCACTCTAACGAAATTGAAGCGTATGTTCATATAATGCGTCGAATGGCAAAGAGTTTAATAAAATAGGGGAGACAGCCATTTATTTCCTCCTTTCTTATTTGTTTGGATATAAATATAAATCTGTCTTACTTCCTTCTGGGAATAACACAAAAACCGCTTCATTTAAATTGTATTGAAATTTAGATTTGATTTTATATGTTTCTCCACGAATTTGAACAGTATATATATCATTTTCGATATTTATAATTCTTCCTCGACATGTCACATCATAATTAAATTTTTTGTTATTAAGCATAATTTCAATTGCTTGAAATAGATTAGTTTTTAAATCACTCATTTTTTCACCACCAATTAAAAAGAGGGTGTAAAAACACCCTCTTTAAATATTATCTACGTAAAGTATATTGTTGTGCTAGGTTTGGAAGATTTTTAAATTCATTGATAAATGATTGAACATCTGAAACATTTGGTAGTTGAATACTATCAATTTGATATGTATTATGAACAATATGATTTACATTATTCATAGGGATAGCGGTCTGCGGTGTATTATTTAAAATATCTTTTAAAAAATTAGATGGATTTTGACCAAACTCCCATAATCTTTTTGTAATATCAGCAGGGATTACACTTGAACCAGCAGATAATTTAACATATCTTCCTTGTGTTGGTTCAACTACAAGTTCATTGCCAACCTCATCAATATTATATAGGTTTTCATTAAGGTTTAAGCCGCCTTTTGCTTTTTTTTCAACAACAGTAGTATATTTTGAATTTAATACTAATTGTGAATTTGGAGAAAGATGTCCACGACCTCCAGTAGAACCATTAATAGAATTTGCAGAAACATTAAATGAACTGCCTAATTTGTTCATAGAGTTTGCCAAATTGTTATTTGATGTGGCTAAATTCTCATTGGATTTTGCGACATTTTCATTTGTATCTCCAACATAAGCTGATGAATCGGCAATTGTAGAAGTAGACTTGTTAACTGCATCACTGTTTTTATTAGTGACTTTATTATTTTTATTTTGATTTCTTATTTCTTCAGCAGACATATTAGCTTCTGCTGGGTTATTTGGAACTGTTACAACAATTGAACCGTTTTTATCATTAAGTTTTATATCGCTGTGACCACTACCAGCTTCTTCTCTTGCAATAGCTGCTTCTAATTTCTCATTATATTCTGGTGATATATTTTTGCTAAGTAGCCATTTGTATTCATCAACTCGTTCTTGCGAACTCCTGCCACTATAAGACTCATCTTTATACATTCCTGCAAATTGTTTTCCATACTGGTCTCCAACTTGCAACATAGATGCAGCCAAATCTTCATTGGACTGTACTAACATATCAATTTGGTCATCAATAATAACACCTGCATCATCAATAGATGTAATAATACCATTTGAATTTATAAAATCTTCACCATTAATTTCGATACCGCTTGTGCGATATTTATCTCGGATTGATTCCGCAATTTGGTGTGCCTGATCCATGGCATCTTGATTACCTTGTTGTTTTGCAAGATTATATGCGGCTTGTGCAGCTCTAATGGCGGCACGGTCTTCAGCAGACATCATCCCATCTATTGGATACGAACTGGAATATCCTCCAGTTTCACCGGAATTTAATTCAAAATTATTGATTGCATCTGTTAATAAACTGAGAGCATATGTATTAGCACCAATTGAGAATGTATTACCATTAACTTCAATGCTATTACCATCTAAGACATCTAGATTTTCTAAAATTGCAGCAACTTGTTCATCAGTTACTTTTACATTTTCACTTGTAATATTAGATAATACACCAGTAGCAAGAATACTTTTCTTGATTTCATCAATCTGATTATTTGCTGTATCGACAATTTTTTGATTTGATAATGTATTATAATCAAGTGAATTTGTAACCTCTGTCCCCCATAAACCATTTGGAATATTGTTTTTATTATCATTAACCTTAATATTCCAAAATCCAGATTCTTTATTATATCCAGCACCAGGTGTGTTAGGTGCAACAATTTGATAAGTTCCACCTGCGGTTATAATTTTGTCTCCAATTTGTGCTTGCGGAGGAGCTTGACCATTTTTCTGGACATACCAAGTTTTACCTGTTCCTGTAGATTGGTTCATTAATTCTGACATCTGCAAGAACATTTGGAGCATCTTATTATATTCCAAACCAAGATGTTCGTTTAATTCAGTAGTTTTTTTTGCTATTTGATCTTCTAAATCAAAATAGTTATCTCGGAAATTTTCATATGTATCTTGACGCATTTGCAAGATTTTATCTTCCCAGTCAGCACCAAGCATTTCTTGAGCTAATAGCCTGTTCTGATATTTTTCATATTCATCAGGAATTTGACTCCATAAATCTTTATACTTATTAAGAGCATCAATCTGATCATCCAGACGTTTAACTTCCATTTCATACTGAATATCACTTAGATTTTCTTCAGCTTCACGAATAGCATCCTCATCAGCCTCGTACACATAACCTTCATTCTTACGTAGCACCTTACGTGTCTTTTGGTTTTTCGCTTTGTCCAAAGCGGCTTGTGCCTGTTGAAGTTTCAAAGCCTCGTTTCGTTCTTCATTAATTTTTTGCAATTCTTCTTTTTCGGCTTCGAGTGCAGCAATACGCTCATCAATTAAATCGGTAACAGCAGAGATAACGCCATCTCTATCTTCTAATTGAAGTTCTAATAATTCCTTCTCTTTTTCTAGACGCTGGTCATAATAATCCATCCAAGCCTTTTCTAAATCTTGGATTGTTTCTTTATTTGCTTCATAACCATCATCAACAAGCCGTTTCCATTCTAACAATGTATCTTTCATCATTTGTTGAATAGCCATAATTTCAGCTTGTTCTAAACCTTTTCGGTCTCCAATTAATTCAATTAAATGTTCAGAGTCAGAAATTTTTTCTTCATATAGACTATGTTTTAAATCATTGATTTCTTTTTGTGCTTCGGAAATTTTATAAGTTAAGTCTTCCCAAGTATCTTTACTGTCTTGGTTTTCTTTGTTTAATTCCTCTGTTTTAGAAATCAATTCTTCATAATCTTTAATAACCTTTTGTGATAAGGAATTAATATGATCCATATTTTTGATATATAATTTATCATTTTCAGGATCATAAGATACATTGAATCCAGCTTTTTTCAATTTGTTGACATTATTTTGAATTTCTTTATCTCTGGCTGTATCTAATTCCTTAATTTTCTTACGTTCTTCATCATACAAACCAATTAATTTATCTTTTAATAGAATTTGTTCTTCTATATCTTCGGTATGGCTATATAGGTCATCTAAATCTTGAATCTCGGCTTCAACATCTTCGATTGCCTGTTTCAATAATTTAAATTTATCTATTTCCACAACATAAGGCTCTGATTTATCTTTGCTGCCACTATTACTTTTATTAATTTTTGGTGTATATGATATATTTGGTTTTGGTGTAGATACATTAAATTGTGCTTTGATTTTATCACTTAATGAGTTAACATAATCATTCATTGCAGCGGCTTCAGCTTCTTCACGTGACATACCACCATAAGCATAGTATCTTGCAGCAGTCTGCATACTACCGATAGACGCAATAGAAGCACTTGCAACACCAGCACTAACAGCCAGGTTATTTAGTGCAGTAATCTGTTGTGAAAAATCTAAACCAGTTTCATTAACTTTAATCATCGTTAAAGCTAAATCGTACATCATATATTTTGTAACACCAATTGCTTCATTTTCTTCTACAAAAGCATCAATCTGTTCGCCAGTAATTGTAGTAAGGTTCGCAGTTTCTAAATATGCTTGTGCATAACTTTGTGCTAATGCGTATGAAGCAACTTCTTGAGCATTAGTGACACCTAATTGTTTCAAATATGCAACAGATAGATCATATGTTTCTGGTGTTATATTTTTCAGTGCGTCAGAATTATAAATATATGCTTCTGCCAGGTTGTTAAATGCATCTTTGCAAGCGTTAATATCAGTAGGGGAGTTGGCAATGATTTCAATAAATTTATTATATTCTTCACCAGCTACAGAAAATTCGTTAACAAAATCCTCATCTATTAATGATAAATAATCAAATTCTTTTCCATCTACAATATCATTGTAAATATCTGATAATTTGTTAAAACCATTTTCTAAATCGCCAAAACCAGAGATAGTTGTCTTGAAAGTAATCGGTGTTTTAGCTTCTTCTCTCATCTTTGTGACCATATCAAAAACATCATCAAATGTTAAGTCACCAAAATTTTCGAGATTATATAAAATTTGTACTTCTTCATCAGATAATGTGTCGATAAATCCAGCATAATACCCATCATCATTTTGTACTTGTTCTTTTAAAACCGTACGTGTTTCTGGAATATCAATTGTCAATCCAAGATTCACAGATGTAGATTGAATTAATTCTTGTATTCTTAATAATTTCTGTTCTGCTATATCAAGGTTCGTGATTAGCATATCCTTTTTAGTGGGGTCATTATCATACATGCCAGAATCAAGAGATTCTCGTATTGTTTGAATAATTTCAGTATATTTAGCTTCATAAACAGTTAATTCATCTAAATATTTTGATAATTGGTTCATTTGTAATTCTTCTTGTTTTACAAATTTGTTGTTTGGAACCAATTGATATTCTTCGTTTTGTAGTACTTCTTGATATTCTTTCCTAGCTTGGGATAATTTATCTAAAGATTTTTCTGTTTTACCAACCAACTTTTCGATATCATAATTCATGGTTGTCAAACCATCTTCGCCATCAACACCGCCACCAAGCATACCAGAACTAAAAGCATCGCCTTCACCAAAAAGATAACTATCAGACAAGCGTTTGTTCTCAATCTCAAGCTCATGTTCTTTTAGTGCAATAATTCTTTCTAAATATCCAAGCCGCTCTTTTTCTTGTTCAGTTAATTTTGATGTGTCAATATTTGATAATGTATCATACTCATCTTTTAATGATTGTACGTCTGATTTTAATTGATCAACAATAGTTTGTTGTTCTTCGTATGTAACATTTAATTCTGCAAATTTTTCAATGGCAAATTGAATTGCAATAGACGCAGCCATGAACACTCCAATATTAACAGCAGCTGTTTTGAGAGTCTTTGCAAAACTTTTAACGCTGTAAGCGGCTGAATTTGCTGCATTCGCAAATGCTTGTGCATCTGCCTCACCTTTTTTTAAACCTTCAAGATATTGTTTTTGTGTTTTTGTAATATCAGGATGTTTTTCTAAAAAACTGTCTAAAGACATTTTCCCCGATGGTATTAACTCATTATATTCCTTAACAATTTGTTGTATTGTATCATTTACAGGAACCTGTTTAAAAGTTAACACCTCTTTAAGTGTATGCCCAACATCTTTGATACCCATACCTTTATATGCAAGCCTACTACCAAATCCAACAGATAATGCGGCTGTTAACAAACCTGTTTGGTGTGTAATTGCTGTTAAAAGTTCAAGCAATTCAGTTAACATTGTAATGGTAAGTTTAATTCCATCAGAGCTTGTTGATTGTTGCCAAAATTCTTCAGCTGTCGCTGATAAAATCTTAATTCTACCATTAATAGAATCTACAATAGCCTCATTTTCTCTTAGGGCAGAACCTTCAGATTCTTCAACTGATTTAATAACCTCGTCAATTGTTTCCCAATTCATTAGAAGTGAAGCAATTGCATTCGCACGGTTTTTACCAGCTACAAGTTCCAATAGTGCAGCACGGTCAATATCATCCATAACTTCAAAAGCCTGACCAAGACCTTTAGCAATTTCAGCAGTTGATTTAAAATCGCCTGTTTCTGTTAAGATATCAAATCCACCACGACCAGTTACGTTAGTCAGTGCTAAAATTTGTTCTCGCATTTTTGATGTAGATTCAGCCATGCCGTCAGTAGATTCTCCCATTTCTTCGATTTCAGTTTTTGCACCACGAAGTCTTAAAGAGAAAATTTTTAAAGCAGAACCTGCATTTTCTGTGTTTTGTAATTGTTCGTTTGTAGCGGTAGCTAAAGCAATTGATTCAGCGAAACTATTATTTGCAACTGCAAGAGCTGAAGCTGATCTTTCTAATACTTCCCCAATACCAGCAGAACTAATAGAGAAATTATTACCGACTTCGTTAAAAGCATCTACAACTTGCATAGAATCTTTTGCTTGGATATCAAACGCTTTCATTGAGGTGATCATATCTTTAGTGGCTGTATCAATATCAATACCATCACCAACATTAACATAAATAGCAGAATTCTTTGATAATTCACTTGCATCTTGAATGCTTTCACCTAATCTCAGCCAATCAGCTGATGAATTTAATAATTCAACATTTGTACTGGCGATAGCTTTTGCTGTTTCTGCGGTTTGCTCTTGGAAAGACTCATATGTTTCTTCGGTTTCATTAGAAACTTTACGCACTTCTGTCATGGCATAATCTAACGATTTAATAGTATCAAATCCTCGTCTGCCAATATCAAATACTTCCTATAAAGAACCGTATGAAAGCATGTACCTTGCAACCTCTCTCCATTTGTTTCCGAGTGAGGTTATAAAGTTTTGCATTTTATTGATTTGTTGAGTGGTTTTAGTTGTTGTTTCTGTAATAACACCAGATAACTCATCGAATGTTCTTGTAATAGTAACAACTTCGCCATTCAATGCTTGAATTGTCCCAATCCATTTATTACCTTTAAATTCTTGAGAGAATAAATTATTTTGAGTCGCAGCTAATTCTTTAAATTTTGCTGTAGCTTCATCAATATTTTTTAAATCAGATGCTACAATGAATTTTTTCGAAGATGTTTTTCTAAAAATATTATCAAGGATTATGGTTAATTCAGAAGCCTCATTTTTTAATCTAGCTAATTCTTCTGTATTACTTGGATCAATCAATACAGCATTTTGTTGTAATGTTTTTAATCTATTTATTTTATTGGTAATATCATTCACAACAGAACTTGCTAAAGTAGCACTGTTAAATAGTGAAGGGGAGGCTTCTACACCTTTTAATAATGATTCATAATTTAAAATTTTATTATCAGAAACAATAGACTGGCGTAATTTTTCTTGCAATTCTTTTGTTGTATCTTTTTGTACAATCTTTGTTGTTTCTTCAATAGCATTAGTTAATGCATTATAAGAACGGGTAATCGTAATAATTTCGCCATTGGCGTTACGAATTTCACCAATCCATTTACCACCAAATAAAGTTTGTTTTGATAAATTATCTTGAGTCTCTGCAAGTTCTTTTAATTTTTCAACTGCGTCATCTATATTAGTAATACCAGTTGCAATAATTTTTTTATTGCCAATGGTTGGTATCGTTTTTGAAATACGTTTTTGCAACTCATTAATATTACTTATATTTTTTGAGAAAAATGCATCTATATCTTGAGATGTAAATAATTTTGAAAGTTCATTTCGATATTGCTTTAATTGTTCTAAATCTGCCTGAATAGATAAAAATTGATTACTAGATTTAAATTTTTCATCTACATTATTTAAACTTGAAGTATATATACTTAAATCTTTATCAGATAATATTTTGTTTAATGATTTTTCACGATATTCTGCTATATCAAATAAATTACGATATACGCCATCTCGTGTTCTATCTGTAAATAATTTATCATTTGATTTTGCAATCAATTCTTGTTTTTCTATAATAGTTTTTGCAATACTATCATATGTTCTGGTAATCTTAATTAAATCTCCGTTCGCATTTATAGCTTCGCCAATCCATGTATTGCCTTTAGTTTTTGCAGATAATAAATTTTGTTGTTGTTTTGCTAAATACTCAAATTTTTTGATTGCCTGATCAATGTTGTCAATATCTAAATATAGAAATTTACTATCAGACGAGCCAACTTTAAAAAGATTATTTAGAATTCTAGTTAGTTCTAAAACTTCGCCTTTATATTTTGAAATTAAATCTAAATTAATTTCAGAATCTGGAGATACTATTCTAGATTTTGCAGCTTCACGCAATGTATCAATTCTTTTCATGATATCATTTGTAATAGTAGTGATACTATCACGGTCAGCGTATTTTGTAAAACTAGAGCTATTGTTTAATAAATCTTGAATTTTTGAAAGATACATAAATCTTTCATTTGAACCCATCACAAGATTTTCTGCTTTACGTCTTGTTTCGAGTATTTTAGTTATATCTTTTTCTGTATATCCAGCATCAATATATTTTGCAATATCATTAAAATCTGCTACATCGCTTTGTGAATTTCTATTAGTGTTTGCCTTAATATTTTTTGCAAATAAATTTGGATTATAAATTGGTTTTTGATTAACAGTTTGTCTTGTAAAATTGCTAGCAATGATAGAATCGAAATTTGATAATTGATTCTGTACTTGATTTAATTTATTTGTACTTTCAACAATTTTATAAATTGTGTCTGTGAATTCTTTTTCGATATAATCGTTAGCTTTTTGAATTTCATTAATAGCATTATTTACATTTTTTGACGAAGATAAATCAGAGGTTTCTTTATTTGAATTTATAGATTTGTTAATATTTGCGGCAGTTTTTTCTAAACCAGTACCAACTCTTTCAATTTTTGTAGCAATAGTTTCAATTTGTTTTTTTGACGCATCAACTTTTGGTTGATCAGTTTTATTTTCAACTTGATTTTCTGTATTTTTTTGTTGTTCATTTTTACTTTTGGTTTTATTTTTTTTATTTGCAGTTTTCTGATTTTCATTAACCTCAGTCGCAACCTGTTTAATGATGGTGCTAACACTATCGCCAATGATTTTTTTGGGTATTTCTACTTTTTCAACGTTCAAATCTGCCGTTAAATTAAATCTAATCTTATCTAGTTGTGACTGTATTTTAGTAAGTTCTTCTGGCTCTAATTTTACAGATGGACGAATCTCCACATTAGCTAACTGATTTTTGATTGTTTTAATGTCACGTTCTAGTGCTTTAGAATATTGTTTTTGAATATTAGATAGAGTAGATTCACCATCTTTAATTTCTTCTTGAATTTCAGATTTATAAGCTGAAACAAATTGGATTGGAATTGTTATTGGTTTAATTTTTGCCGCAACAGAATCTAAAATACGTTGTGCTTGTTTTTGTAGAGTAGAGGAGTTTGTGGAAATCCTTAATTCTGTTGATAAATAATTCCCACCATTAAACATGCCAGCAAATGCCTTTGATTTAATATTTGTCTGATTATCAATTTGTCTATCCAAATATTTTGTTTCATATTTTTGAAATAATTCTGGATATTTCTGTTTATACTGTTTAGATAACTGTCTTTGTTTTGAAACAAATTGATCGATTTGAATTTCTGCCTTATCAAGCACAGAAAAATCAACATCAAATGGCTTTTGTTTTCCTGTTCTAGAAACAAATTCATCATAAGCAGCCTGTACAGATTCGATATCTGTAATTAATTTTTGTATACTATAAGATATGTTATCAATCTCTTTAATTGCTTCTTTATAATCATCGGAACCTTCTGGTAATGATTTTTTATATTTATAGTTCTGATTTAATTGTTGCAATAAAGATTTTAGTTGTGTGATTCTTTTTTCGTATAACTTATACTAATCTTCTTCTGACCCGACAGTTTTATATTTAGTTTCAGATCTATCAATGATTTCTTCCAATTCTTTTTCACGCTGAATGATTTGAATAATTTGGCGATCTATATCATTAACTTGTTTATTCACTGCATTTGAACTATTAGACAATAATGTGTTTTGACCAATATTTTTTTGTGTATTAGCAAATTCGTTTAATGCCTTATTAGCTTTCGTAATATATTGGCTAAATACATCTGCTTCTTTATTCATTTCCTGAATTTTACTGCTAAAACTGCCAGATTCAATAGTAGTGATGCGTCTGTTTAAATCATTAAACATATTTGTAAATTTTGTGTTCATATTTTCAAATTTCTTAGATATTTTATTAAACGCATCAGTATCTAAAGATTTTACTTCTACATTAGAAAGGCTTTTTAATTCTGCTTTTGCTTGTTCTACATATTGCTTAATTTCATCCATAGCACCTTGCAAATTTGGAGATACATCTGTATTTGCTGCAAGCGACTCAATAGTTTTTAATCCTTTCATCATTTCAGCAATCATTGCCTTCTAATCAACTTGAAAACCAATATCAATTTTTACACCATTTTTATTTGCCAATTTTATCACCCCTTAAACAAAAAATTGTAATTTGATTTTTTCGCAATATTTACTGCATTATTTATAATATTTTGTAACAAAAACACTTGAATATAATCACGATATTTTAAAATATGTTCAAGTGGAGCAGGGTAGGTTACTATTGCAGATGTACCATGATACCCTTGCAAAGCAACATTCAATACATACTCTTTTGGATCATGATAATCATCATTCATTTTTTCAGCAGAAATATATACGCCTCCATAAAAAATATTACCATGTGAGTTTTTGTAATAGGGTGAAAAACTATCGTATAATCCATATCCACGATTATACTATTGCGGTTCATATGCATTGTAAAAATTTTCTATAGATAATCTATATTCTCTTGTTAATATATCTCTAGTCTGGATAGCTGCATTTTTTGCAACAATAGAAGAAAATTTTTTAAAATCATTTATTAACTGGTCTGAAATTGTAATATTAACTGCCATTTTGTTTTTCATTTACATCAACTCTTTGGTTTATATATTTTACCAATTACATTTGTAATCTTTTCAATATTGTTTATCACTTCTTCATTATCAAGTAAAGCCATTAATGCATCTAAATTATTACCACATCTTTCAATAAATGCAGTTGTTTGCCGTGCAATCAAACGTTCAATACCTGCTTCATTACGAATAATATCATCATATGTCATATTAAAAATTGTAGTAAATTCTTCAACATCATTACCGATGTTTTTAAAAATGTCATCAATAATACCAGTGGATCTTAGTAAATCATAATCCTCGTGAGGTCTTTCTTTATTGATACATAAATCTGTATATAAGTTCACAACAGAACAAACAAACATTAAATATCTCATAGGATAGTCACTTAAAATCATATTGTCTTTATATTTTATATTTTCTGTTAATACCAATTGTGAATGTATTGTCTTTACTGAAAACGGAACATATGTTTTGATATTAATTGATTTTAAAACTTTATTTTTTTCAATTTCACTTTGAGCATTTTGATATTTTTCAACAAATTCTTGCACATTAATTTTATTTTCACTCATTAAATCACCTTTTCTCCTTAAATTTTTTGCAATATTTTTCTGTTACCTCATCAACTATTTTCCCTTTTATTGACTTATTTAAAATTGAACAATTGCGTGTATATCTTCTACAATTTTTACATCTTTGTAAAAAATTGATATAATCATTTTCAGAATCAAAAATTCCAATAAAATCTGATTCATAAATATTTAGCTCAATTCTTGGATTGTCTGCATCATACTAAATACGCACAACTCTTTCACAGGCTAGATTATCATCCATCCAAACAGACTTACTATCAGTAATAGCATCAAACATGACTTTAAAATAATTATTTGTATCCATATCAATACGTGGAAAATAAAAAGTACATTCAACGATTATCTGTTTAAAATAGTCAATATATTGCCAATTTTGTTTTTTTGCTTCCATCTGAACATATGGAATAAATTTTTCTTTATATTGTTTTGCTTCTTTTGTAACATAACTTTGTGCAATATATTTATTGCCTTTTTTAATAACTCTATATGCTAAATAATGATTAACACTTGGTGGAATAGGAGAGGTAAGCTATAAATGTTTTTTAGTGTTCTAACTCATATTTACACCATCTATCATAAAGATCTTTCATAAAATCATTTTTTTCATAAACAAATACCATTTTATTTCTATTTTTACTAGAATTATATATAACATCTAATAAATAAATATCTCCGCCATTTGCAAACTATGCAGATACTTGCTGCATATTGCTAATGTACCAAACATGCTCTGGATTATATTTCTTTCCAGTAATCTTGCTTTGTATCAGCATATTTTACTCATCCTTTCAAAAAAATGGGACACGTTTTATATAATGAAAACGTATCCCAATCCATCATACCTTTTCACTATCATTTTCTTGTTTTGTTTTTCTTGCCCTTGTTTTTTTGCTTTTTGACATTAATTGTTTAATTTTCTGTTTAATATGTTCATCTGCATCTGGATAATCAAGAACGCTTAAATCTAATTCGTTTAATTTATCAATTGCTTCTTGATCTGTTAGATGTTTAAAATAATGTTTATTTAAAACTGAAAAAATCTCTTTACATGTTTCAGAATGATAGGCTGTCAGCCAACTTGGTTGATTTGCATTTTCGCAATTAGGGCAATAGTGATATTTTGTTCCACAAACAATACATGTTCTATTATTTACCATTATAATCGCTATAAACAGCTTCTCCTTTCTGTAATAAAATAGGGGAGTGTGTAAAAACACTCCCCAACATCACGTTTATATTTTTTATTCTGTTTCAGGAATAACAATATTAAACAGAACTTTTTGATTATCACAATAAGCCTGTTGAGCTTTCATAGAGAATGGATGTTTACCATCTGTTGTTAATGTGATATCGACATTTGAATCCAGTTTTGCATTAGGGAAAATAACATATGCATAAACTAATGTAGATGGATCACATACGTCACAACCAAGAACTTCCATAATAAATTTACCAGCTTTAGGATAATTTACAGCAGAATTAGTTACCTGTACAGCACTTTCAGATTCTGTTTCATATAATACGAAGAATTGTGTGCCATCAGGAACAGATGCGTTGAATGTAAATTTCTTAGATTCTGAATCATATGAGAACTGATTTTCCTGTGGATCAGATGGTGTCACAGTATATTTCTGTCCAGTATTACCATCGCCTTTTAGAATCTAAATTTCTGTAATATCTGCTTTAGGTTCTTTTGTTAATGTAAATTCAGAAGATTTAACTGTTCCTGTGAAGAAAACGGGTGTTGGAATTTTTGTGCCAGCAGATGCAACTTCTTTTGTTGTACCCATTTGAGTTGCCAGCAGATTCAGGTCAAATAAGCTATTAGTAGCTGAAAATTCTGCCTGTTTACCATTCTGGAATGTCATGATAGGTGTGCCTAAAGCATCAACAGCAGTTCTTTCATCTGCTGTACAGCTTAATGATGGTTCTTCAATCTGATTAATGGAATACATTAATGTACCATCAGAAGTTGATACCATGACACCTCTGATTACGTGGTCAATTACAAAATTGTTAATATCAAAATTTGCCATTTTTTTTCCTCCTTTAAAATTTTAAATAAAAAAATAAAAGCTGTTTTAAACAGCTTTCATCCAATTAAAAGCATCTTTATTAATTTTTGATGTATCTATCATTCCGCTATAACTTCCTTGTAATAAAGCACAAGCATTTTTCTTTTTTTGTACTTGTTTAATAGATTCAAACAATTCATATATTCCAATATCCTGAATTGTTTTACTTGTATACTTACATTCTTCTGTACATACCAGAGAAACAATTAATGGTAATAATACAGATGTGTATTTTTTGTTTGCGGATGATAATTTTTTTTGTCTATCTAAATCAATTAATTTTCTTTTCGTTAATTCATTAAATGATTTTTCAATTTTAGGAACAATACCATGTACCGTTCTGACATAGTCTATGATTACCCGATATAATAATTTATCGATAATAATAGTCCTATCTTCATTTGCTAACACAACTTCTTGACTTTCTGTATCTAAACATATATCAAATTTAGACAAATCTAAATCGTAAAAAATAAATTTTGAACATTCCTCAGATAAACCTCTTGTTAACATAATGAATAAATCAAAATCATCAATTTGCTCATAATCAATACCAGCATCCCAGAGTGCTGATTTCATATCACTTGGAATAGAGCAGATTGTCTAAATAAAATTAAACTATTCTCTCTCGCCAAATTCAACGATTTCTCTAACAGTTGGTTGTTTAATTTTTATATGTTGGTTTACAATATAGTCCTACCCAAAAAATAATTGCAATTCATCGAAATCTCTAACTTTTACATTTAACGGTATATTCATTTCTGCACCACATTATTGAAGACATATGGATTATTATTTGAATTCAATTTTACAATAGAGTTAGTAGATTTCAATTCATATTTTATTGTTCTACATGAAAAATTTGAATCTACAACAGATTCCCTGTCATAAATCAATTTTGCCTGACAGCCAAAAATATTTGACCAGTTAAACAAATCTTTAATTAGGTATCCAAGCAGATCATGTCGTGCAATACCATATTTAGTATTTATATTTCTTGTTTCACAAAAAACCATAAATGTAACATTTGCTGTTTTCATTATATTATTATATTGTGTGTCCTCTATTAAATCGACTTGAAAACAAATCTAATTTTTTACTTCATATTGAATATCTGGAATCAAAACAGCAGGCAAAATACTTTTACCAATATATTCTTCTGGACAATCTTCATTTAATCCAGGTGTTTCTAAAATATGTATTAACATATTAGAAGTGATTATTTTTTCTTTGATAATTTCTTTGATTCTGATATTATCGTCATTTACGTTTTTTCGTAAATCGAATAATTTTCTTTCTTCTTCAACTGTTATCAAAAACTAATCACCTCCAATTTAAGTGAATCACATAATTTTTCTTGCTGTTCATTCACAATATAAACATCGAACACATGACCAACATATAAAAAATCATCTGTACTAATTTGAATTGTACCAATATCTGGGTAATTCGGATAAATAACCTCTAAGTTATCAATGATATTTTCATTTTCGCACATAACAACCCATGTATATTTTATATTTACATCATTTTTAAATTTTACAGATATTTCTTTTTGTTTATTTGGAACACGGATAGAATATTGTGTTCCAGAAAGAATTAATTCTGCAAAATATTCAGAAGGTATGGTTTGTGGATCTTCTGGTAATACATAACTATCATAATAATTTGCATACATTTCACCAGTATCAAAATTTACATAATCAAGCTCTGGATTAAATTTATCTTGAGATAATGTTAATTTATTAATACCAAATGGATGTACATTTTCTACTTTAGAAATCTGCCATGTAATTGGTTTTTCAAGTAGTGCAGAAACAATTATTCTTTGCCCATAATATATCTTTGCAGAAATATCATTCATTGGCAGCCACATTTGATCCTGATTTTCAACAGTGGTTGTTCGATAATCAGTCCAAATACCAGCATTATAACTATTTCTCATTCTGGCAACGCCCCACATAGAATATTTAACTCCATTGTATATCCATTGAAATTTATAATTACATGGAAGTACGGTATATTTTATAAACTGGTTGTCTTTACTTGACAAGCAAATTAACCACTTTCTATACTTTCCAGATTCATCTGGAATATCAATATATAAACCTAATGGATATTCCATATGATATTTTTTGTAATTATCGAAATAGGGGAGTTCACACTTATGATTCGGTTTGAACATAATATGGTATTCTACTTGGTCTTTGCTTAATGTTCCATATTGCGTAATAATAAATTTTGCGTCTACTGGTGTTTTTAATTCTGGTTTATCGTGATAATAATCATAAATATAACACTTCTTGCTTTGGATATCTCTATCCCAAGTATTTAGCATAATCATGTCAGAATTTTGTTTGAAAATATCACCAATTGTATTATTATTTTTATTGATATATTGCTTGTATAAATTGAAATCCATTTAATCACACTCCTTGATTTGATCAATTAAAGAATGTGAATCTAATATAAGTTTTCGATAAACATGAAAATCAAATTTTGGATTAGACAATTCTTCTCTTGCTGCTTGTAATGTGCTTAATAATGTTACTAATTCTGGTGGTTGTTTTAATAGTGTATTTAATCCAGATATACGCCTTAATAAATACTCAAAGTATACATCTAATTTATCGTAGTTATTTTCTTTATATAATAACAACCAATGAACAGAACCGTGTAATATTTTCTTTTGTTCTTTCATTTGTTGTTCTGAAAATGACCCATATATATGTTTCATTTGTTATACACCGTTAATATATGAGTTCGAAATATAACCACGATCTCGAATCATTTTATGATACTCTAATTTTGTATCCTTTAATAATCCTCTTAATTCATTAATATGTGTGCTTTGAGCATAAAATTTTTCTTCTTTACCACCAAAAAATTGTTTTGTATTTAGCACAGATTTTACCTGTGGTTCAAGCCATTCTATAACCATACCAACTGCAAAAAGCTCTAATACAAAATCAATATCATCATTATTCTTATCTAAAACATTTTTCAATTCATAAGTTAAAGATAAGATTTCATCGTCATAAGTAAGTTGTGTAAATATTTTTCTTGTATACGGTTTAGATATGACAGAGTGTAACCATCCTCTCATAATCTCGTATGCATCTGAAACTTCAAGTGTTGCAAAATCATAATCTGTAATTTTTTGTAAAAACTACGAAAACACCTCACTATATTTAATTGTAGTCAATAATATCACCTGCCTTATTTGATAAGACACAGTAGATCAGAATTTAGTATTTCATCAACAGCTTTTACCTTTTTGATTGAATCAAATGTTCCATTTTCTAGTTTTTCTGTAATTACAATTTTAATTGTATTTTGAATGTTTTTAGGCATTTGTTTTAAAACAGCTTTAAAATCATTAATAGGTAAAGATAGAATTTCATCAATATCTACAGATTCCATTAATGAATTATATACTTCCTTTACACGTGCCCATTTTTTATCATTTACTAATTCATCATCTTCAATAATAAAAAGAGGGGAGTATAGGTACATTGATTTAGAATCTCTTAAATATACAAGATCTTCATACCGAACATCCTCAACAGAGCCATAATCTGCCCATCTATAAAAAATACCACTTTTTTTAGCAGAATATAATAATTCTCCTGCTGTTACAGATTTACATGGAATCATATCATCAGCAGCATATACACGTTTTTTAGGATTGTCTGTTGTTTGATCACTTTCATTATTTTCAACTTCAGATTTTTGAGTGTTTTGTGTTTCTTGTTTTTCAGTTGTTTCTTTTGCATCCTGTTCAATAACGACAGTTTCATTTTTAATTTGTTCATTTTTTGTTCTTGCCATTTAAATCTCCCTTTCATCAAAAATAAAGTGGGCTAATTATAGCCCACTAAATTAAGCAGTAATTTTCCATGTACCAAATTTCTTATTGATAATAGCTGCGATGCCAAGTTTTTGCTGGTATTCAGCTTCAATTGACATGTCTCTGTTTACATTAGGGTCTTGAGAATCTACCATTTGAGAATCTCCTTCATTATATAGTTTAATGAATTTATTATCGCCAACAGGCATAATCAGAAGTTTTGTATTATCAACTAATTTTACACTTGTATCATTTGGTGCAAATGCCTGTGGAATTTCATACAGTCTTACACCTTCAAATAAACCAAGTCTACCGGTTGTGTAACGTTCATTTTTCATTTCAGAAGAAATCCAATCAACACTACCTAAACCTCTTAGTTTTGACAGTGCTGTTTTTGTACCCATAATAACAACTTCTTCGCCTGTCGCTGTCTGGACATCTTCGATTAATTCCATAAATGTATCATAAGAAGATTCATTCATCTGACCAGATTTTGTAAATTGAGATGTTGGCATAACTTTATCGCCAGCAGACATTAGTGTCTGATAAACCATGTCATTTACAAGTTTATCAAATGCTTCATAAATTTTTTCAATAAATGCAGCCCAATCAATTCTTCCAGCCATAAACAGTTCGTATTCTGTATAAATTTTTACACCATACCAACTTGTTTTAACATTAAATGTTGAACCTTCTCCCAGTTTTTGACGGATCAGATTGTGATGACCACCAGCTAATTCAGATACTGTTAGAATACCTTCATATGGAACATAGAATTCATTTGTATCACCAAAATCCATAGATTTCATTTCAACAAACTGATTGAAGAATGGGTCATTTTGCCAACCGGATACCAACAGATTGTTTACAGTTTCCTCAATAACTTCATAAACATCAATTTTGTGTTTTCTAATTGCACGTCTTAGGTCTTTTCTTGAACAATCTTCAGACACGCCAAGAATCTGGAACATAACCTCTCTAATTTTTTCATTGGCATCTTTTGTATCAACTTCCTGCTGGTTTGTAGCAGTTTCAAACATTAATTCACTAAAACCATTCTAGTCAACTTCTGAAAAAATGCTATTCATATTTTCATTTGTAAATCTAAATTTCATTATTTTAACCTCCAAACTTTTTAAATTTTATTATTCATCTTATTCTCCAACAGTAAGTTTTTTAGAAGCAACTGTTAATGTAGAACCCTTTTTAGGTGAACCACTAAAACATTCTTTTGATGCTTCAAATCTATCGTACTGTTTTAATTCCATACAACGCATCAGGTCATCTTTTGCATTATAGAAATTAGATTCGTGTGTGCATTGCTGTGTGTATTCTTCATAGATTAATGGTGTAGTAGCAACTAACCAGCAATTTTCTGCTGATATAACTTCAACGATAAAATTACCATTGGAAGCAACGTCAATAATTTTGCCAGAAAAAGTTCCTGCATCTGTTTCAGCATAATAATCAGATTTTTGATAATCACCACAACCAACAATTGCACCGTTATCAATATCTGCTGTAGCTTTAATGTTACGAATATGTGCCCCACCAATAGTTGCCAGCAAATCACTAGTACCAACTACGCCATGTTTTGTTTTAAAGTTCATAAAATTTGTAGCCATTTATTTTCCTCCTTTAATATTTACTTAATCAAATAAATTTCCATATTTTTTACTCTTTGAAGAATGTGCAAAATTAATCTTTGGTTTTTCTTTTGTAGCCATATCTGTGATGGTTTCTGGATGTTCGCATACATAATCAACAAACATTTCTTTTAATTTGAAATCCAATTCTTCGACAGAGTAATCGTCAATATTTTCGGAAATTTGTTTAAATTCATCTGTTTCTTGAATAATTGCAAATTTTGTATTTGATAAAATATTTTCTTTCTGTTTTCTTAATTGTTCTCTATCATAATTTAATTTAAATTCCTCTAATGCAGTGTAATTGTTTTTCATAGCATCAAGTTCATCTTTTTCAGATTGTGTTAAAAATTCTAAAAATACTTCCTCTGCATCACCATTAAATTCCACCACATCATTGTCTTTTGTATACATTTGTTTGAAATATTTATTTTTATCATAATCTTGATAAATGAAATATTTGTCGAAAACTTCCATAATCCAAACACTGTAATAATCTTCTTCTGCGACACTGTTTTTTAGTAGAGTGTACAATGCCATTCGAATATCATCGTGTGATAATTCAAATACAATTTGATTTTCTGTGTCATCTTGTTTACCAAATTCCTGTTCAAATGCATTTTCTAATTCTTCATCAGATAATCCTTCTACAGAAAAAGTTAATTCTTCTTGTGTTTTATTATATTTTTTTAGTAATTCAGATAGTTTCAAATTACTTTCTCCTCCTTCCTCATTTGTAGCATCAATTCTTTGTAATAATGAGTACATATGGTTTACTACACTAGACATGTCAAAATCATATGTTTTCGCTTCATTTTTGTTATTTGAATATTGCTGCAACATAGATCCTTTCATACCAGGTTTTACATGTGCCCCAAGTAAAGTAACACCAAAGAATGTAAATTCATCAATAGATAAATAATCGTTTTCTACATTATAAGAAAATTTCTTTACATTTAACTCCACAGAAACATCTACGGTTCCTCTTTTTTTGATAATGTCTGGAGCATATGTATACTCATTAAAAATCAGACCATCTACCCAAACATATTTTTTCGCTTCATTTTCATTATCTGCAAGTAATTGAATATTGTTGTTTGCAGGGATAATACCAACAATTTGTTCAATATATTCAACCCTTTTTTCTTCGCTATTCAATTTATCTTCAGTAATAATGCGATCATGACCATTGAAATCTAAAGTTTTATTCCCATTTTCATCTTCGACCTCTATAATAGAAGCTAAAATTGGTTTTTCTGCAAAGGATGGCAATGCATTTAGCATCACATCGTCTGATATGAATGAACCATTGAGATTTTTCTGGGTATGGCATGATTTAATTCTGCATTTTAACTAATGCTCGTCTTCAGTATTATCAAAACTAAATTCAGATGGAACTGAAATAATAAAACCAAGTTCTTCATTTGTAGAAAAATCATACATTTGATGATTTTTACAAAATTCCAATAGTTGCTCAAATGTCAATATCTTCAACCTTTCAATACCTCCTTTCTTCGATTATTTAAAATGTTAAAATATTTGTAAAACAAACATTTACATTACTGAAATTAAAATATATGTTTTGATTATTCATAAAAATAAAATTTCCATTTTGAGAAGTGATTAACTGAAATCCAGCTTTTTTCATCATATCTGCGGAAATCTTATCAGTTGTTAAAATAAAACTTTCCTTATGTTCCATATATATCACCCTTATGTAGTGTTTTTAGATCCTTCTTTTGTTTTGATTCCTTCGTCAGTTAAATCTTCAGGATCTTTTTCTGGTTTTGTATCACTTGTTTGTGTATAACTAGTAGAGAATGGTACCCATGTCTCATGTAGTTTTAAAAGTCGATTTTCTAAATAATCCAAATTAATTGTTTCAAAAGGGGTGAATCCGTCTAATGCAGCCACAGAAAGTTTTACAGGGACGCCATTTTGACCAGACTCTAATAACTCTTTTTTCTTTTTATTTTTGGTATAAGGCGAGACTTCCAAATATTTTACATAAGCATGGTCTCCAATTTTATAAGTTAAGTATCTATTAACCCAATCTTGGATTTGAGGTAATAATGGTTTTAATGCTGTCAATGTATCAGATAAAATCTGTGCCTCATATATTGTTGTACCAGATTTATCATTGTCTAATACTTGAGAGCCTCCAGACATTTTTAATAAATTGCTTTGTGCATTTGCAATAATATTTACATCATCTGCGGTATTTCCTTTAAATTCAATAACATCAATAGGAAGTGGAGAAATTGCAGCACTAACTTCTCCAGGTATTAAATCAGCAAATTTATTAAAATATTCCAATGCCGTATCAATATCTACCTCGAAATCATCCGGCATATCTGTGCCAGATAGTGGTTTAAGTCTTGCAATCAAGAGTTTATATATTGAAAGTTCATCTTTAACTGCTTGGATTGATTGCAAATCAATTAAATCAATTAACGCTTCAAACAAACCAACAAATGGTGGCATCATCATTGTTTCGTCTTCAATATTAATTTTCAAACAAAATGTTCTATTTACATCAAGTTCTTGCCATCTCATTTTTGTGTCTGATTGATATACATCGTATTTTTTCTTAAACTCTTTATCCCAATATTCTAAGTTGTCTGGATATTTTCTAAAATAAGAAAAATCAAATGCGAAGTTGAATGTACCATCTATATTTACAGAACTTATTCTGCAATAATCACCAGGCAACGGCATAATATAAAATGACTGATCATCTTCATATGTGTAACCAAAAAATGCATCTTCAATCCATGAGATTAAGACGCATTTATAAATTTCACTTTCCATATCCATTTTTTTTAATTGCAATAATGTATTATAATAATCTGTTAAAATATCTTCATCTGACTTGTCTGAAAAAGCAGGGGAGAGTGGAATAACAGAAACATAATTTAGATTAACCATTTCACTATACTATTTTACCAGCCTACGATATGGGTAAGATAATCTATATAAAAATCTACTTAAATTACGTAATCTGGATTCATTTGTCTTTGGGTTTTTCATATATGTACGTAACAACTCTTTTGAATAAATTGTGAACGTTCTTGTTTCTGTTTTAGTTAAATTTGCAAGTTTAATTGTATTCATTGTTTTTGCAAATAACTCTAACTACCCATTACTTGCCTCGTATTTTTGCTTTACATCTTTTACAGAATAAGATGAGGTATTATTTTCATTTTTCAAATTATCACCTCGGTTCTTGTATTATTTAAACATAGAATTCCGTTTTCCTGTTCTCATTGGAAGTCTATGCACTAAATCATTTTTTGTATCCTTGTTGTTTTTATTTCTCATACTCTCTAAACGTTTTTCACTCAAATACCAACCAAGCATCGCTAAAACGTAAGCTCTATCATCATGCATCGTAGCTTCACTATTACCAGTTTCAGCATCTTTATGTGGTGGTAATTTAAACATATCCTTGCCACTATCACGTTTAATTCTACAAATATTTACAATTTCTTCTTTCATTGCATCTATCTGCATTAAAGAAACTTCTTCTTCTGGTGATAACTTATAAATCGTTGTTTTCATAGAATCTAATGTATCCATAGAAGCTGCAAGTCGTTCTTCATATTCTGCAACAGATAAGTCTAATTTATTTAACTCATCTCGGATTTCTTTTTCAGATGTGTTAATTAAATTATTATCAATTGTAGAAATGTTTAAATAACCTTTATGATCGTACTTTTCTGGAAATGTAATTAAATCCGCTTCAACCATTTTGATAAGTGCTTCAAACATATCAGATTTATATTTAGATGGTTCTAGCATCTTAATTTTATGTACTGCTCTTGGGAATTTTTTTACATACTCTCTTGAAAAATTAGGGTCTATAAATCCACGCTGCATATTACCTTTAGAATCTTTCCAATCTTCAAATAAGAAATCTGGTATACTCTTACCACCACCGCCAGAACCAGCGTCAATCATAACACATTCAATATTAGCATATAAATCTGCTTTGCCATTATAATCAAGAATCAATTGACGTAACTCTTTAATTTGCTGTGGGGTAGTTTTGGGTGTTTTTTTTCTTGTGCTTAAATCCATGAAATTAACACAATTAACAATATCCATTGTCCAGCCTTTTTTCTCATCATAAATCAATTCTCCTATACCAACAACTGAATTGTCAGTAGTTCTCGCAGGGTCATATGCAAGCACAAATTTTCTGGTATTAGTATCATTATATAAAACAGGTGGACGCACATATGAATTTCTTGTAATCAATGCACGTTTAATAATTTGACCAATACCGCCATCTTCTGTAAATACATTATAGTATTCACGTAATGCTTTTTCTTGGTTAATACGCATTTCCGCATCAACAGTATCTTGAGAAAGTAGGGAAGCTGGATATAATTTCCCTTGTTTTGTAGCACGAATTACAACATCACAATTGATATCAGCAACAAAATATCTTGGATCGCCTAAAATCATTTTTTTAGAGAAGTCACGATACTTAGCATAAAATGGTGTATCAATAGATGAGGCTGATGAAATATAAACAAGTTGATTTGGTACTTCACGTGGTAAAGTTGTAATATCAATATTACCACCCATCTTAAAATTTTTATTTACGATTGTAAATGCACCATATACATTCATCATATCTTCAGATAAAAAACCACACTCATCGAAAACAACCATGTTTCCACGAGCACCTCTTTTTCTGTCAATATTAGAGTTTAATGTTTTTGTATATGACCCATTCTATAAGCTATAAAAATGACCGGATGGATTATGTATAAAACCATCTCCAGAAGCATTTTTAATTTCCAACTCTTGTTTAAAAACATCACTCAAACCAATCATTGATTCGATGTTTTTATTCGCTATATTTTCTAATGTTTTAAATGTAGTAATAGCTTGGTCACCAGATCCAGAAGCAATATATGCCCAATAATTATTAAATAACATACCTTTTGACATCAGCAATAAATCTATTACTGTACTTTTACCAAAACCACGTGAACATACCCATAATGAATAGGGGGTTGTCCATGTTTTCATAATTGCATATGCTTGTGCATCTAATAATTCTGCACCAATAATATCACTCAAAAATTTTACTGGATTTTCTTGCTACTATTTACGTATTTCTGCTAACCGTTTTAATGACTCTAATCTACGATTTGAAATAGAGTATTCTGTTGGTTTGATAAATATTTCGTAATTTTTTGGTATAAATAATTTACTTTCACTCATCTATATCACCCACACTGTCTTCTGTTAAAACATCACTTGTAGATAACATAGATTGGTCTAATAACCCTAATGAATTAAGATAATCTTTTAAATCTACATTTTCACGTAATAATATTCTTGCCTGTTCTTCAAATTTATCTGCACGTTCAATACTTTTTTGTAATAAAACTCTTTGTTCTGCAAGCATATCATTATAATCATTTTCATCGAGTTTAATTTTATTTAAAATAGATTCATTACTAATATCTGCAACTTGACGCATACCTTTACATGTATCGATATCGAACCCATTAACTTCAGCTTCACGCAAGTTCATTTCTTTTAATTTTCTTGTTCTACCAGTAAATGTATCATCACCACGTTTTACTGATTTTGTATTTTTTAGAGAAATGCAACTTTCCATAGCCAATTTTTGAATACTTGATGTAATTTTAGATTTTGTGTCCTCAAGTGCTCTAATTGTAGAAATATTTTTTTCTAGATGTGCAACATCTTTAATCAATGCAGCAATCATATCATTCATCTTTTCGATATGAGCAAAACTTTTTACAATTTCAATTACAGAACTAATTCGCATCATATCTGCACTCACGTCTTCACCAACATCACAATATCCAATAAATTGTGCATATAAAAAAGGCTTGTCTATATCCTGTTCATTTACAAACGGGTCATATCCAAGCAATCGAATTGTATCCTGTCTATTCTTTTCGTACTCCTCTAAAATTTCTTTATCTTTTGCATCAAAAGATTCTTTAATCTCTATATTCACATTTGGATTAAACATATCACTATCTTTAAAACGTAACAAGTTATATTGTCTCATAGCAATATTTTTTGCATATGCTGTGAACACGTTTGTTTTAAGATTGGTAATTGATTGATTATTACATTCTAGGATACTTGCGTTATACACATCTTCTAAAAATGGTTTATCAACATAATCCAAATATTGTTGTAAGGTTTCCTGTGTTGGCTCTGCTTGTAACTTTGTTTTTTGGTCAATTGGCATTGCCAAGTTTGCACAACATGATTTACAGATTCTTGTTACACCAGTTTTAACTAATGGATCTGTACTCGTATAAAAATCTTCTCTTTTCTTTACATCTCCACACATATAACATGTAAAATACTCTGACCCAACTCCAACTTCTTTTAAAACACGCAACAGGTTTATTGTTGAAAGTTCTCGTAATCCGTTCTTTAATTCTTCCATTTTTAACCCAACATCTTTTGTTTTAGTGGTTTTGTTAATTCGAATATCTGATGCTCCTTTAATTGTTTTAGCCAAACAGTCACCTCCTTTTTTGATTTTACAATGATATCTTCGTAGATTGATTTGCACAAATAATCTTTGTTGTCCTACAATTTTTAGAACATTCTGATTCTAAATCTTTTTTAAAAATAATACGGTCATGTTCTTCACTATGCACCAAATAAATTGCACTGCAATTTATGCTAGAATAATAATCTAATAAATGAACACGTTGCATATGGCTGGAAAAACTATGTAAATCAACAATTTGACATTTATTTTTATATGGTTTACCCATAATATTAATTGTCTGTTGTTGTGTATAATTTTTTATTTTATAAGCTAATGTATTGTTGGTAGCATACCCAATAAATAAAATGCAATCATTTTCATTTGGCAAAATACTTTGCACCCATCTAACACTTCTACCTGCGGTTAGCATACCAGATGATGCACAAATAATTTTGCTACCATTATGTCCAACCCAATATTTACTTTCTTCTGGATCTGACACATATTTAAAATTTTTCCATTCAAGCATCTTGATAAATTCTTTTTTTTGATGTTCCGGCATTATTTCTTTATAGCAATTTAATAAATTAATTGCTAACGGTGAATCAATAATAATTGGAATATTGAAATTATCTGATTTATGATATAAAGAATATAATATCCACATAATAAATGGCATTCGATCAAGACTAAAAGTAGGTATTAACACACGACAATTACTGCTAATACAAAATTGATCGACAACCGTTTTAATCTTTTCGATATCACGGTTTATTAAACCTTCTTTCTAGTGTCTATTTGGATCTGCATAAGTACATTCACCAAACAATATATCGCAGCTTGTTATTGGCTCAAATTTTTCAATAAAAAATTTATGTTCTGCTATATATAAATTACCTAAATCAGATGTGAAGCCAATTTTTTTGCATGTTTCTCCACGATATATATATAATTCCATTTGTTGTGATCTTAAAATATGCCCAGCAGGGATATATTTAAATCCTATATCATCATTTAATTTGATGACAGTTAATTCATCAAATTCTTTGACATATTGCAAAGCGGTACTTACATCCTCCTCTGTGTAGAGTGGGGGAGTATTTTTTTTGTATTTCATATTAAGATACTCTGAATCTCTTTGATTAATAAAAGCAGAATCCATCCATACGATTTGCAATATTTTTTTACAACCTGATGGGACAATAATTTCTGCATGACAATTTTTGTTTTTATAAAGAGCAGGAATATTGCCAATATGATCACAATGACAGTGACCAACAAATATATAATTTATTTTTGATGGTTTGATTTTTTTGATTAAATCTTTATTTGCATTATAATTATCTAATACAGTGTGTTTGTCTTGTATCATACCAAATTCAAACAACATATGATAATCTAAAAAATTAATATATGTACAGCTTCCTGTCACACCATTCCCATTTCCACCAATTACTGAAATCCGTATTTTATCTTTTTTTGTAGAAATAAAAATCACACCCTATATTTATTATTTTTTCTTTGCAAGATAAGCAAGATAGTCCTTGTCATCGGTTTTAATACCGAGTGCTTCCCATGCTGCAAATGCAAGATAATCAATGGCATAATATTTTTTCGCAGAACCTTTTGTTCTTGAAATGCCTTTACACCCTGCATTGCAATATGGCTTATCTAGTCCCATGTTAATAATAAAATCACGTTCTTGTCTTGTAATTTGCTTCATAATCATTTCTCCTTTTAATTCAATTTAATACAATTAGTTTATTATGCTCAAAAATTGTTTCACCATTCTGGTCTTGTGTTATTAATACAAAACCTTCTTTTTGGTTATCTACAAGATTACCATTATGATATAACATTTTTGACGTGTCACAAAAAGCACCTTGCTCATAAATATTTGTATCTCCAATTTTGGTATATCCAACTCTATGTGTATGAGCCATAACAAGATTTTTAAAAACATATCCATTTTTCTTAAAATACAGCATTGCGTTTTCAGAAGTTTTTAAAATACCTTTGGAATATGCAGAAGGGTGGCAAAATATTGTATCACCAATTTGACAAAACCAATTATGTGTATAGATTATTTCAATATTATCGAACATTTGTTTTATTGGCGTATATTCAATTTTTGTACCATTTCTTTTATCAAAATGTCTAAAACCATCTTCGATAATCAATTCAAGTGAAGTTTCCGGCATTAATTCAAGTAAATCGCTGTCCAAATTCTTAGCTAGATATTGCTGAAAACGAATATCATGATTTCCATAATTAATCTATACTGTGTGTGGTTGCAAATATGAAATTAGGTCAATTAAATATTGTCTTGCCTTGATAATTTCCTCCATTGGGCTAATCCGATATGCTTTGCTAAATTTAGAAATTGCTTGCATATCACAAATATCTCCATTTAAAACTAAAACATCAATATTTTTATAATGTTCAAGTATTGTATATTGTGTTTCAAATGGAATGTGTAAATCAGACAAAGATAATATTCTTTTCTTTAACCCTAAATTTTGTTGAATATAATTATCATATTCTAATAAACCATAAGCAGTTTTCCGCAAATGATCTCCAGTCACATTTAGGTTTAGTAAATCTGCAATTTCTTGCCAATCCAAATCAGTTTCTTTGTTAAATTTTGCTTTGCAACATCTTAATTTCCATTCAAATAAACTTTCATGCTCCAGTTTTTCCAAATTACTAATACCAAATCACCTCTTAGATTTTATTTGTAAAATAAAAAGAGGCAGTTTATCTGCCTCTATATAATACGCCCTTGAGCCACTTAGGTAATCAAGGTACTCTCGCAATGTTATTTGCTATATTGGAAATTGTCGTACCAACTTAGTATTATATACGACTGTCTTGTTTTCCTACAAGAATTTTTTATGAATTAACTAAGTAGGGTGTTTTAGAAAAAAATCTAATTACACTATTGTGACTATCAGCCACGATAAGCAAATCAACCTTTCAATCAATAAATGTACAATAAAATTTTTTACTCTGATCATTAGCGTTGTAATTATGTACTTGTACTTATACTAACGTTAAGCTGATTTACTAGAGTTGGAATGACGGGATTTGAACCCACACCTTCTTGATCCCAAATCAAGTGCACTACCAAATTATGCTACATTCCAAAATTTAATTTATATTATATGATATGTTTTGTATCAACTTGATATTTATATGTTTAAAATCCTTTATAAATTTTATATGGATTGTTTTGTAAAAAAATAGAAGTCCGAACACCACTTTTTTTAATTTCTATAACAGGTATATTCTACATATTCAAGTCTTTATCTACGCAAAATAAATAATCTAAATTATCATTATTTAATATATTATCATAAACACAACCTTTTGTTCCGCCAGTTGAACGTAAATCTATTGTATTATTTTTTGTTAATGTAGCTTTGCATTGAACTGTTTTAAATATACCGTCTTTTTCAATAATTAAATCATACCATTGTGTATCATTTAATGGAATAGAAACAGTATATCCTGATAGCGTAAAATAGTTAATCGCCATACTCAGCCCTATTCTTCCAATTGATTTTCTGTCTTTTAGCAATATATAAACACCTCAATTAAATAAACTAATGTTATACTGGAATTATTATATTTTAAGCATCATACGGGATTCGAACCCGTTCCCACAGATTGGAAGTCTGTTATACTACCAATATACTAATGATGCAAAATTCTATATTGTAAAAATTAATTTATAATATAGAAATAAACTTTTAATCTTTATGATTTAAATTTTCTAACTAAATTTCATAATGTATTTCAGCATGACAATTTGCACATAGCAAATCACATTTTTCTGCTTCTTTTTTAAATTTTTCCCAATTACAAGAGCCACTCTTTAATCCTAATGAAAATTCTTTTTCGTTTGGATCTTTATGATGAAATTGTAAAGCTCCTACATACTTATCATATCCACATCTTTCACATTTACCACCACGTTCTTTTATTATTTGTTTTTTCATGGCTCGATGCAACGGTGTATAATCACCATTTCTACCAGATGGGCTACAATCATAACAATATTTTCTTTTCCATTCTGTATGTTTTGATATTTTAAATTTTGCACCACATATTTCACATGCACGTTCCTCATTTAAATCCAAACTAGAATCACCTCTTATATTTTATAATAAATTGGGGTGACGGGACTTGAACCCGCATAACACGTTTTTATCGGTGTTTAACACGGTTTATAAGACCGCTGCTAGACCAATTTAGCTACACCCCAATATTATTATCTGGCAATTCACCAAAAAGCCAGATAATAAAATAACACTTTACGAAAAGTTAAGGATATTTTTATTCTAATAAATCTTCAGAATGTAAAAATTCTATAGATGCATCTGTGATTTGTCCTGCATTTAATGCAATTTTAGCCGCCTCATATCTATCAACAAAATCTCCTTTATTTGTTAAAAACCCTTGTACAGCAGTGTTTTTATTATAGGAAATATTGTTCATTTTCATTATTGAAAAAATTTTTGCATGACTATCAGCAGAAAGGACAAACCATTTGTTAGAGCCTATCTTCTGAAATTTAATTGCAGCCCAATCAATAAATGTCAAAAAATCACCTCAAATTTTTAAAATAGGCGAGAGGGGACTTGAACCCCTACGCTATAAGCATAAGAACCTAAATCTTACGTGTCTGCCAATTTCACCACTCGCCCATGTAGCGTGATAATGGTTGGGAATGAACGCTATTAGTTGGCACAATAACCTTGAAAAGATAATAGAATTGATTGTTCTTATTACACATTTAAGTTGGATAACAATATATATTGTAAATAATTCTAAATTTTTAATGCACAACATAATAGTCATGATTCACTCAATGTTCACGCTAAATACACCTGACGGGAGTCGAACCCGTATGGTATCACTACCGAGGGATTTTCTTACCACTCTATGTTGCCATAGCCAGAAAATCTGTTGTGGTCTGGAATACGTCTTTACCATATCTCTTTTAGAGACTTAGGTATCTGGTGTATACTCTCTACACATTTATTATTATTAGATTTCAGGATGTTTGTTTTTACCTCGATAAGTGTTAGTTGTAGCATGGCAATTTGGACACAAAAACCTTAAATTAGTTAATTCATTATTTGTTGGATCGCCATCAATATGATCAAGTTCTAATGAAATAACATAACCTAACCAATTCCCGTCACATCCACAAATTTGGCATTTATAATCAAGTAATTTGTATTTTAGAATATATCTTTTAATAACTTTTCTCGATACATAACAATGTTTTATAAAAATACTATCAATAGTATATTTTTCATTACACTTAATTCTACTATCTGTTAAATGTGTTTTTCCTTTATTCCACAATTTAGATGTAAAATGAGATGTATCAATTCCAAATTTTTTAATATAATTCTTCAAAACTTGATAATTTCCGCCAGTTGGTTTTCTTCCAGCCTTTTTTAAAACCTCCGCATATGAATAACTTGTTTTGCAAAGGTTAGATAACTATTCACTTGTATAATCTTCCAGTAAAAACACTCCTTCTAATAATAAACTTAGCACGGCGTTCTGTTATCGCCTTCGCCGTTTTAGCCAGATTCTACTCTAAAGGTTTCCCTTTAGGCACTCTCTGCAATTGAATTGCAGTATCATCAAATAGATGATAGATAACATCAAAGTCCCTTGCGTCTGCCAGTTCCGCCACAGGTGCATAGAACGAATAGGGTGGGATTCGAACCCACGGAGCGTTTCCGCCTCATCAGTTTTCAAGACTGCTTGCTTATGTCCGCTTGCATACCTATTCATAAAATGGGTTATGAGGGAATCGAACCCACTAGAATCGCAATGATAACGGTTTTAGAGACCGCCCTGCCTCCTTATCAGTTTAATAACCCATAGATAGCAGCAACAGGAGTCGAAGCTGCAACTTCAGATAATGAGTCTGACGAGATGCCATTTCTCTATGCTGCGATAATGGTACAGATGAACTGTACCAAAATGTAATAACCAATACAAAATATTACAGGGAGGTGCAATGTATTGAATTATACATAAGGTGGATAGGAAGTATTGGACTTGAACCAATAACACCTAGAGCTTCAATCTAGTGCTCTACCAATTGAGCTAACTCCCTATAGGATAAAAACGGGAAATGTGAGACTTGAACTCACAACCTTCCGGTTAACAGCCGGATGCTCTGCCAATTGAGCTAATTTCCCATATAGAGCTGAAGAACGGACTTGAACCGATAACCTTCTGATTACAAATCAACTGCTCTACCAATTGAGCTACATCAGCATATAACAGGCAGTAAAGGAGTCGAACCTCTATCTTTGGTGTTGGAGACCATTATTTTGCCATTAAACTAACCGCCTATAATGCCCAAAATAAATTGGGCAATGATGATATTTATGTACCGATGGTCATCACTCCACCACCCGAAAGGAATAAATTTTTAATATAACAACAATTACATAATATGTATAGCAGGAGAACTTGAAAGGAGTACCATATCCAATCAAACCAATCATGGATAAAAAGAGACAATTGTTTATTGTAATTGTTATTATGAAGCAGGGCTAGCTGGATTCGAACCAGCGAATGCAGGAGTCAAAGTCCTGTGCCTTACCGCTTGGCGATAGCCCTATATTACAGTGCAGTAAATACAGCCAAGTACAAACAACTGCGTCTTAATTATTCATTACGCTCAAACTTTATCTTGGATTTTATCGAAATTTATGTTTTATTATATAAGTTTTGGTAAAATCAAGATGTTTAAAATATAAATGTTGACGCAAGAATTATAAATGATGAATTTTCATTAAGTAACCAGCCGCTATAAAAATATATTAGAACTGTTATTATAGCCTATACGGTTATCATATCTTCTTGGCATTTGATTTTAACCCAAATCAAGAGGGGAATAATTGTTCATTGTTTTCGTATTTACTGCACCGATCTTATTACATCACACCTCGATAAATGTGATTGAATTTTGAACTACAAGAGCTGTATTCACAGCGGATTTAAAACCTTCGATTTCGTCAGAAAGAGTTTTCATCTTCTGTTCAATGCTGATCGGGTCTACCAGTGCATAATCATTGTTTGCATGATAATCTTCAGACAGCCTTTTGATTGCATCTGAATCCGGTGATTTATCAGAAGATTTACCAGCATATGTCTCAATGAATTTATCAATCTGGTCATTAACCTTTTTATTATTTCTTTCCATTTCGTTTGTTGTTTCTGCGAACTGCTCAGAAAGTTCTCTCAGCAGTGCTTCTTTATATTTAATAGATGTTTTTGTTTCAATAGCTGTTGCTACTTTCATAGTAACACCATTGATTGTCACATCTGTTACTGCGTTAGAGTATACAATTGCAGCTTTAATCTTATCTCTCATATCAATCAGATCTGAAACAGACTGATATGCAGCTTTTGCTTCTTTTTCAAATGTTTCTTTATTTTTATGACCAATTTTATCAGAAGATTTTTTGGCACACCCAACAAAAATCACATTGTATGTTGCTTTCTGAATTCTTGATTCCAGAAGTTTCAGTTCATTCAGAGCTTCTGTAATAGTCATTCTTCTTTTCATTTCGCCCATATCCGTTTCCTCCTTATTGTTATCCCTTGTTTCTATATGCTGCGTTCATTTTATTTTTAAAAGCATTTGAAACATGTGCTGTAATTTTCAGCCTTTCTGGGATAATACAATTTCTGCCTTGTGCGGCAATCTACATTTCTTTTTCTGGTAAAACTTCAATTCTTAGTTTGACACCATGCATTAATTTAACTTCTATGATTTCTTCTTTTCCAATTCCTGTAATCTAATCACAAATACAATCATCAAATCCAACAAGTATTTCATTTACAGCATTAGCAAAAAAATTTAATTGTTTTGCAACATCTTTTGAGACTTCTTTCCGATTGATTTTATTTACTGTTTTCCCATTCATTCGAACAACATATCCAAATCGTCAATGATTTTATGGCAAATACCATATTCTAAAGCCTCTGTAGCTGTTACATACCATTCAGTGCTAATATTTTTGTCTACTGTTTTTTCATTAATGGATGTATTATTTGTAATATGTGATTTCAGGTTATCAATTTCTCTAACATACTCTGCTACTTGAGAAACAATTTCATTATATGTTCCACCGAACATACCAGAGCCTTGATGAAGTAAAAATACTGAATTTGGCATTGCGTATCTTTCATGACATGCAAGATAGATAAAACATCCTGCACTATGAGCCATACCCATATTAATACCAATGATTTTTGTTTTAGATGTTCTAATGATATCAATCATTGCATTGTTGATTTCAATAGAACCACCAGGGCTGAAGAATAGAAGTCTAATAGGTTTTCTTTCGTTTAATGGTTTTCCATGGTCTTCCATATTCCACATAATAATGTATTTACCAAACTCTAAAAACCAGTTATCAACTTCTGTGTCTAACCACAAAATTCTATTTTCCAAATTTTTATACTATGTAACTAATTCCGGTGAGGGTAGTTCCAGATTATGGATTTGCTCTGGAATCATAACGCTAACCATTTCGTTATCACATGCTTTTTTATTTATAACAAACACCTCTTATCCACAAACATTCTAAAAAATGCTTTTATATTTTTTTCTAAAATACTAATTTTCTTAACTTCTGAACATAGTATATCATATAAATTTAAAAAAGTCAAGCTAAATTTTGCTTTTGTTTTGCGTAAAAAATGTTTCTCTATATCATATTAGAAAAAAAAATTACGACTCCTAAAACATATAGAGAAACCATATTAAAACTCAAATTTTATCTTTTTTTGTGCTGTCCACGGATTTGTTATTTAGTCTGCGTTCTTTTTCTTTTTTTGCTTTATATTGTTTTCTATAAATATCATAACATTCTGGGCAACGAAAAGAATGATTATTTTTGCTAGATACAATAAATGCAGAACCACAGTCAATACAAACAATTTGCTTCTTTTTAATAGGCTCAACACAGTTCCTACAATATATTTTTGTTTTTGCTTTATTTTGTTTTTCATACTTTCCACATTTAGCACAATAAAAACCATTGCCAATTAAAACCATATACTGGTTTCCGAGATCTTCCATATGATATACATGATAATCATTACCATCATAAATATTTACTACACGGACATTCGTGTTATCGCATTTCATTGAAAATTCTATCTATCCTAATTTTTTTAGAGTATGTAATAAATATAATTTTGAAGATTTTTTCCCAGACAAATTTGCTATACTAAATAATTGCGTCAATTTGATATTGACCCAATTATTATTTTTTTGATTAATTGCATTATAATATTTAGCAAAACACAAACATGTAAAAAATAATTTTTGCAAATTATAATCTGTAAGTAATCCTATTTTATCCATATCTGATTGACTAATTGGCAAATAATCAATTTTTAATAGGGGATACTTTACAGCTGTTTTAATACGAGAAATTATAGCATCATACCATTCAGTATAGTTATAGTCTTCGTAACATTCAGACATAAAAATATTTATTTTATCATAAATTTCAGAATTACTTAAATGTTTTTCATGATAATACTATCTTGCCAATAAACTAATCGTATGAGAGGGTTTTCTCCCTATAATTCCTTCTTGTAAAACATATTCAACATATTTTAACTCGTTCAAAATGAATAACATTATACCAGATCACCACCTTCAATTAATTTTTCTTTCATGCTAAACCTATAACCACAATAAGTAATATCGCCATTATCATCTTTTTCTGGATATGTAATTTTCATATTGTTCTTTTTTAATAGATTTTCAACAATAACATCTCCACATAAATCCCACGCAAATTGTTTTGATTTATTATTCGAATAACAAAGATCAATAACAATATTACATAAAACATATTTATTGGGGCATATTTCATAACATTCTTTAATAAATAGCTCTCTGAATGTATTTCTGGCGGCAATACGCTCATCATCTGATATATTAAATGTTTTTACATCTTGCGAAAACTGCTGCACACGTCTTCCATATTGCTCATAAATTGACTGAACCAAATTATATTGTTCATCTGTATACACAATATCAGACTTTAATATGCTGCTATCAAAATCAGGGTATTCGTATTTTGTATTATCAAAATCTTCAAAGATATTACAAATTTTATTTACTAGACAATCTGTTGTCGTTACAGGTAAATTCGCTTTATAATACTTTAAAAATTCTGAAACATCTGGTTCTGGGTTATCATCCTTTAATAAATCAATTAATGATTTCCCAAACATCATATGGCTTTTTTCATCACAGCTCGTAATCTATTTATTATAATCTGATTTTAAATAATCGTAATTATAAATAAAGAAATATGGTTTTTTATTTGCGACAATAGTTTGGTTGAATTTTTTTTGATTAATTGTTTCCTCGCAATCATCATCTAAAATTTTATTAACTTTATTGTCGTACCAATGTCTTGGCATTGGTTTTGCAATAATACCTTTTGCTTTATCAATTGCATTTTGCTGTAATAATTGACCACACAAAATTCTATATTGTAAAACTTTATATTCTTCACTATCCTCTGGGAACATGGATTGTAAACAAATTTGGGAAGTAATAATATTTGTAGTTGAACCAATAGCATCACCAAAGCTAAGTTTATTTGATAGAATTAAATCTTCTTCTGTCACAATTTTCTTTTCTGCTTTTCTTTGTATGCACTGTATTACTGGTAAATTTTTTGTATTTTTCAATAATACAGGATTATTTGTTGTAAAAAATAGATCACCATCATGATCAGAGCCGTTTAATGCTTCACTTGTTGTATCCCAGCTGTTAAGTAAGATACATGTTGTAATATATTTATACCAATAATCAACAGCACCATTAGAAATTGGTTTTAGCTTTCGAATATTATTTGCAGATGTCATTGGAGCACGAAAACAAACTATTTCATCAACATTCCGATCAGACCAGTATTTATGATAACATTCTCCTTTTTTTAGTAACCCAGTTACTTTTAATCCAAACATACTTTGAGCAAGAGAGTAGGGGTCTCCACCAGTAATAGCAAAATTCCCCTTGACTTTAATAACACCAATCTTAGCTTGTTTTATTTTCTTTTTCATCATATGCTAGATTTTACTTCTAACGAATGGATCATTAATCAATCTATTATCAATCATCAATGCCTTCGAAAAATTATATAAATCTTGAGACCAAACATTTTTACTGTTTAAATTTAATCCGCACAAAAATAAAATTGATTTTCTCCAATCCATACCAGATACATCTTTAAATTCTTGTAGGGTAGGGGAGATAAGTTCAAAAACTTCTTCGTCTGATAATCTATAATTTTGCAAAAATTGATAGTTTGTATTTCTTTCATTGTCAAGTTCTTGAGGGGCTGTTTTTGACACAGCAAAGTTATAACCATTTTCAATGGTATTTATCCAATAATCTTCCCATGAATTATATGAATCCCATAGTTTTAGCATTGATGTAGTTAAAATAACTTCTGCATCTCTGACATCACGCTCATCGCCCCATGCATCTTTTACAATATATGTTCCAGCAATTTTTTCTGCAAAATCAATAAAATCAAATGTAAACAACATTCCTTTAGTCCATGGCAACCCTCTAGTGTTTAATGCTGGTATAAATTCTCCTGGCTCACCGCCTAATTCTATATTCCATCTCCATGAAGCCTGTGGCAGCATAAATCCATAACCATCACTATCTATTAATGTGATTTCCTGATTTTCAAGATATGATAGGGTGGGTTCGTCACCATCGCTGTCATCAATTCTAATTACATCCTCAAAAAATGTAGTTACACAATCAGGAACAACAATAATACCATTTGGATTAGAAACTGGGACAGATCCGCTGCAAATCAATGCTTTATATGCCTCTAATTTTGCAGGAATTAATGGTTTATCCTTTCTTCTACCATTATCAATCTTATATTGTAATTTGTCATACACATGTTCACTTACATAAACAATTGTTGAGTTTTTGATTCCTCCATTTGTTCCAAGTAACCTTTTATACTTTATACCATTAATAGAGAAACCTTTATTAGCTCTGTCGTAATCGCTTTCGCGATCGATGATTAGACACATATAATCTTTTTGGAATTGTGTTTCATATAACATATTCTATAAATTTTGTATCCTAGATTTATTGTTTTCAGATACAGGCATATTTTTTACACGTTTAATTTCGGCTTTTAACATTTTTGCTTTTCTGTCTGTGTTAACGCCGTTCAGTTCATCTATAAAACGTAATATTTGGCTATCAGCAAGATCAACAATATCAATTTTATTCTTCATGGCTTCAGATAATGGTAAAATTAAATTCCACCCAGCACGTCTTAATCTTGCACTATGCAGCTTCTAAATATATTTATGACATGATATTTGTTTTATAATAATCACCCCCATAAATCAGATGAATTCTGTGCATTGAATCCCATTTTCACAAAACCATTTTGCAACTAAATGTCTATGACAAAAATCTGATGGTTTTTCATAACATACAAGTGCAATATGAAAATTATTATGTAAATGCAACATAGATGTTGTATTATCTTTTACATTCTGCGGCAGCATATCATATAAATCATTTAAAACCTGATGTGGTAATAAACAACTTAAAACTTCGCTGTTAAAATGCTCAATATAATAATTATCATCATATGTTTTTTTCCATTCAGTAAAAAAATTGTATTTTGGTGCAAGTTTTTTATATTGCAAACCAGTATACCAAGATGGTGCTTTCGCACATATACTGATGGGTATAATATTTGATGGAAGATTTCTTAATTTAGCAAAATATGTCGTATAAATCATGAATTACACCTCTCAAAGTTTTTATTATCATGTATATTACCTATGATTTTACAAGAATATTCTGTAATACCAAGCCATGTACTTAATCTCACGCCATGAACATGGAAGGTACCATCTTGAAATACAACTTCGCCACATTGTTTATCTTTCCAACTAACGTTAAGAATATCACCTTCATAGATACTATTACCATCTACATCTTCCATACCAGTGTATTCACATACAGTATCTGGATGCACATGATAATATTTCAATGTTTTTGGCATTCCCCAATCTGCGAAATGATCTACAGAAACAAATAAAATCTAGTTTTCATGTGGTTCATTAAAACAATAATTTGGAGTTATATCGCATGGAACACCATATACCCATTGATTTGTAATTTTATCTTTTGCTTTAAACATAATATCTCGCAATTAAATCACCACACAATTTTAAATAATTTCATCTGCAAATCCCAATTTGATAGCATTTTCCGCATAAATGTAATAATCTATTTTATTTTTTCTGATTTTATCAACCAAATTTTTTTTGAGTTTTGTTTTAGATAAAATATATTTTTCTAATTCTTTTTGTGATTTGTCGTACATTTTTCTGTATTCAAAATTATCTTGGTATGTTGTATGTTTATTACTATGAGACATTTGATGATACATTAATTCTGCATGTTTTCCAATAAATCTTCTATGTCCAGAAACAAAAATGGTACAAGCAGCACTATACGCCTATCCATTACAATATGTATGGATTGGCGTTTTACTGTTTTCAATAATTGTTATTAAAGACCACATATCACAAATATTTCCACCGCAAGAATTGATATATAATTGAATTGGTTCTCTTGAAAATCCGATTTCTTTTTTTTCTTTTCTATCATCGTTTTTTATGATTTCAAGAAGAAAAAATGTAATCTTGCCAATTGTAATATTATCTATAATATCCGAAAGATAAATAATCCTTTGTTCACAATCAATATAAATATTATCAATATTTCCCATAATATCACCTCTTCATATCATTCAGCCGGAGAAGGGAATGGCATCCAGTGTGTTACACGTCCTTTAAATATTTTGATTTCTGTTCTCCATTCTCCATCAACTGTATACCCAATATCTGTAATTCTTTCTCCGCTTTCTAGTTCAAATGTAATTAAAACTTTTTCTGAAATTTTAAGGAACATACATTGATTCCATTTTCTGTTCCATAATATTTTGAAAAAGCACTGTCTTTTTCTTCTGGCATTTTTTCCGTTGTACTTATCCACTACATAAATCAATACTCCTTTTATCATTTTCCTTTAAACAACTCTCCAGATTCAAATGGTACAATAATTTCATTAATTACACGCCTTGCAATTTCTTCAGACTTGAAATAAACAACGCCCTGGGTATAACTCGTTGAAACAGCACCAATTGTATATCCTGAATCAAAACAATTATTTCGAATATAAAACTTCATCGCTGTGGAATCATATAAAAATTTGTCATCCCAGCCATTACACATTGAGAAACGCCACAAAAGTCTATTTAATGTTTCTTGTTTTGCACGATTTCTCATTAAATCACCGTCAGTACAATAATTGCCGACATTGTATAATGAATTATCATCAATATAATAATGATCTGTTGTTTGATAAACTTTGCCTGCTTTATCTATAAAAAAATACTCACCAAGCAATCTAGTCCTGTTGAATCTTTGATTTTCAATAAATATACCTATTTTCTTAATATCGTCTTCTGTGAGTTTTATTTCCCTGTTATCTACAATCAATTTAATATTACTCATGACTCATACTCCTTTCTGCATTTAATCATACTTAAAATATCAGATTGTAAGAGCGATAATATACTTACGCTATCAATAAATCAACAATTTGTATAAATGGACAGATAATCCATGAAAAACATATAAATATAGATAGGGTGATAAACGCAAATTTTTTACACTATCCGTTTTCCTTTTGTATTAGCATAAATTTCATTGCTAGACAACCAAAAATAATAAATGTGATCTTGTCAATAATAAAAAATATATTATCCATGTTTACCTCCTAAAATATAATTTTATTCTGTCATTCTTGCACCGCAATGTGGGCAAAAATTAGACTTCAACATATAACCAAACCCTGTTTCTAAAGCGAAACCTTTACAAACAGAACATTGATAAAATTTAGGGCTATTACGTGTATAACCTTCACTTGGAATCCAAAAACCAATTTTTATGTCTTCAATTTTTGCATCATTTTGTGGTCTTTTCTGTAAACAGTTTTCACACAAGTCATATGTATTTAAAACATTTCCATCTTCATCTATATACTTTGCTTTACCTACTTTTTCTACAATTTCACCACAAATATCACATTTCTAAAATTTACTCATTACTCGCACCTCATTAATCCAATGATTCGTTATATAAATCTTCGCTGTTTTCTTTCATAAATTTCGAGATTCTTTGATAACCAGTTGTATTGATTTCTTCTGTAAAACCTCTAAATTTTACTCTCGCAGGATATGCACCAACGAATTCTCCTTCGACCACATCAACGCAGATCGCCCAGCCAAACGTATGCAATATCATGTTAATAAACCATAACATTCCAGAATCTCTGAATTCTTCCCAGCTCTTACCTTCAACCATATCAATCAACCACCTCGCATCTAAAAATAATAGGGAGCAGGGCAGTGGTTTTTTCATTCGTCCATGGTTTATCTGTGTTTACAAATTTTTCATCATATTCGTTTACAACTACGATATTTCCAATGGTATATTTGAATTTATAATTCCCATAACCCTCTGGAATTTTGATATTTTTGTTATATGTTTTTAATTCTAAAATTTTTAAAACACAACGATGAGCACATTCTGCCTCATAACAAATTGAACCATCATGCTTTTCAGATGATGTTGTAAAATATTCAAAATCAGCTTCTGGATCATATGTGATTTCAATTTCAATATTTAATTCGTTGCTATCATCAGTAAAATTAGAGATACTCTTATGGTCTTCATCAAATTTTAGAAAATGTTCTGGAGATACTTCATACCAATCATCAAAAGATAATTCCATGTTCGTATTATCCTTGTTTTCTATTCTTGATTTGATATATTCTATACTTTTGCTCATTGTATCACTCCTTAAAATCAGCAAAGATAAATATTATAAATTTAATTAATTATGTAATCTTTTTTTTAATTCAGTAAAAAAATCTTTATTATGAATAGATTTACCATCTTGTATAAATTCTTTTTCAAGTTCAAATCTTAGTTCTAAATCAAACACACTGCCTTGTTTCCCTTTATATGGAAGATGCGTTTTCTTTTGATATTCTCGAAGCTCATTCCATACGGATGGCATTTTGCTATAAATAACCCTGAGTTCTTTTAAATTTTTGAATCCACAAAATTTACAAGATATACGATCCAAATCTTCATAAAGACCCTCCCAATCATATCCAAGCTGGTAACACCCATACAAACATTCTGATTCTGTTATTTTCTATTCAACTAAAGGGAATCGTTTATTTGGAGCTTTTTCTTTTTCAATCCGATCAATCTCATCCGCCGCAATTCCGATACATTGGATGTAATTCTGTTCATTTTTCAAATATCTATTAATTGTATTTATTTTTTGCACGAGTGCCCCATCTACACCCACCATATCCGCACCACGACCAGCCTTTTTTATTCAAAGTTTTGTGTGGTATATCAAACATTAAATAGTCAAACGTTTTTTTGGGATGAAGTGTTGTAAATTTAATATCTAGTTCATTTACTAATGCTTTTATTTTTTCAACATGTCGAAGCATCTGTGGAAATTCCCATCCAGTGTCAAAAAATACGACTTCGTCTATTTGTTCATTTCTTTTAATCATTTCAAGTAGCATCTATGTACTATCTTTGCCACCACTAAATGAAACTATTACTTTTTGTTTATTCATAAGTTTAACCTCGTCACTGTGCTAAATTTTGCTTTTAATAATTAAAAAAATATAGCATAATGTTTTATGCTTATTTTCCAATGTCCAATAGTAAATTTTAAATTTCAAATATTCGGATGACCAATTTATCACCTGAAATACATAATATTCTGTTTTCCAATGTCCAATAGTAAATTTTAAGGTAAAACAGGGTAGTATGTATTATTGCTCAAACCGTTTTTTCATTCTGTCAGCAGCAGCACGTTTTTGTTCTTCTGACATTGTTCTATCTTTACCACGGATTGAAATAAATCTTTTTGGGAATTTATATGTCTTTCCATATTCTGTTTCTGTAACTACAGAAAACTGTTTTGGATTATTTTTCACCAACTTATCCATTCTGGTAATGAATGTTTGATCTGAGCAATACATGAATGCAAACTCGCTATTTCGTTCTGCCACGATGGAAATTTCTTGTTCGTCTTTGCTAAGAGCCATAATGCCACCCCCAAAATTATATTTTCCAATTTTCTTCTCTTAATTGAAATGCGTCACCATGTTGAATAATATCAGGATAATTTTTCATTGCAATTTGTATTGCGTATTTGTCGATTTCATATGCGTGCTATTCGATATTTGTAAAACCCATTTTATCTAAACAATATCTACCAGTACCAATTCCGTCATACATTGATAACACGACGATTTTTTCATTTTTTGGAACATCTTTTAAAATTCCTTGCAAAATATGTATGATTACATCTGCTGTCCATCCATTTCCTAGACCTTTATATCGTTGTGTATTACTAACACAATTCGTATATCCATCTGGAAGTGTTTGTAATCGTTCACATTCTAAAGGTGTTAATTTTCTGATAATGTATTGCCCATCTTTTAATTGAATAGGGTATAACTCTCCGTTTATATTTATTTTCCCATCACATACCGTATATATTGGTTTATCAAAAGCCATATGCGTTATTGTTGGGACAGCATATAAACCAGTTTTTGCACCAACACCTCCACCTTGACCACATAATGTGACAAATTTACCATTAGGAGAATATACACGGTATTGTTTACTGTCATTCACAGTTTGGTTTTTGGCATTATTCTCTATTGTGCCTATACGAATAGGTTCGGCTATCATTGTCCTACGGTGTTTTTGTATTGTCTGTTTTGGGTTGCTGCCTTTATATTCTGTTGCGGTAATACAATAACTTTTTTCTTGCCACGCTTCGCCTGTTTCTAAAATATCTTTTAGCAATATACCCTTGTCATTTGGTTGCTCAACATTCCAGTTGAAAACATAGAATCTATCTCGCTTCTGTGCAGACACAAGACTGCTATTGATACGCATTAATTTACAATTTAACTTTTTTTGGATTTGTTCTTTTATTTCTTTGCTCGCAGACCAATTGTTTTCATATAAAAAATAATCTGGCTGGAATTTTTCTTTTGCGATTACCTAGTTTAAAAATAATTCCCATCCAATTCCAACTGCTTCAGTTTCTCTGTTTTTGCTTTGTGCAATGCTCCAGTGTGTACAAGGGGAGCCACCAATAAGAAGTTTTATCAT